CTAACGCTCCGAAGAGTTGAAGGGTTGAAGAGATAAATGGTTAATGAAATGCTGCCACAGCGCGGACGCAGAGGCTGTACGCGGCCTTAGTGCCCCAGCCGAGGCTGCCGGCGCCCAGGCCCAAGTTCCAAGCGCCCGCCGCCGCGTACTCAGTCGAGGACCAATGCCAGGACTCAACAAGCGGGCTGGCGCCCGAAATGACTGAGAGGCACAGATTGATGGCGTATTTGTGCTTCCAGATGGTGATCAGCTCTGCGATAGAGGGGAGCCACCATTGTCCAGCGCCGATACCGACTGTTTCGCCATCGTCATTGATGTAGGAGCGATCGTAGGCGTTGCACCATGCAGGCGCAAACTGGGTCCAGGTCTCTTCCTCTTCACCGAAGAGTTCGACACCTTTGGCCATGATAGCGGCGGTGCGGGTCTTACCTGAGTAGTCAACATACGCTTTGTTGTAGTCGCCGCCGGTATCGGCATTGACTGCGATAGCGTTTTTCGACCATTTGAGCTGAGTGCCGGTGGGAGAAACGATGATTGGTGCCTGACCGTCAATGAGAACGAGAACACCATCAGCAACTTCGCCAGCGGCTTCGAGGGCAGCCCACTTCCAGTAGGGAACAGCGAGAGGCCAGTTATCGCTCTTACGGTGGTAGGTCACGAAACAGCCGTCAGTGGCTGCCTGAAGCTGCGGGTTAGCTTCCAGCTGATTGTTGGAAAGAGTGTCGACCTGATTCTGAAGAGCGACGTCCTTGTCATGCAGAGACTTGATCTGATCTTTCAAGAATTTCTGGACCTGAGCACCAGTTGCCTGGGCACCCTTTGCACCCCAGTCATCTTCCATTGTTAAAACTTTTTCTGCCATGTTGAAAAATTGAATTAAAAAACTGTTGGTTTATATATAATAGTATCGAGTCATTCAAACTCTAAATCCCGTTATCCCACACAGCGTCCTGTTGCCAAGGATACTCATTAATCCATAATCCAGTACCTATTACGCCGTAATGGGTGATTATGAATTTTTCTTCCAGATTACTAAGCCGTTTCTCCATCTCAGTGGCGTGGAACCAAGCGATTTTGGTAGGTATTCCCTGAGCATTGAGAACTACATTCTTAGCAATCGAAAGCCCCCAGCCATCAGAAACTTGATTGTCGGGGTAGATTACACATTGCCCAGCGTGGAAACCAGCGAGGTTCCCACTTGCCGGGTCTGTATATAGAGTGTCTGTTTCAGTGGGCTGTTGAGTCGCAACGGGAGTGTACTCATCACGACTCAAAAGAGCAAGCATATAAGTTTTAGTAAGTCCTAACTGCTCCCAGCAAGACTGAATACTAAAATCTTGACCTGCTATTTTGAGTGCTTGGAATTTTTTTGAAGTATCTGCCATTGCGATAAGTTTTTAGAGTTTATTCCGCTACTGAGAATCCGGAAAGCGTGACGGACTGAGTGGCAGCGTCATACGCTACAGTGTTTGCGGTGGCACCGTCCTGTATTCCGTCAAGTTTGGATTTGAATGCGTTGGTAAAGTCATTCTGAGAAAGACCTTTACCATCCTCTTTGCTGACTTTGCCATTCAGAGCGGTATCTACCTCAGTCTTGGTATAATAGTTACCAATGTTGAGGTCGTTGATTGCGGCGGCAATAGCGGCCTTGACTGTAGCGGGATCACCTTCACCACCAATCCCTGTCAAAAGATTTTCGATGTTGGTAATTGCCGCAGTCATCTGAGCAGCTTCACCACCATGTTCAGCAGCCCAGTCGATGAGTTCTTTGTAGGAGTTTACTACACCATCATCGGAAACCTTGGTGGCGAAGTCGTTGAAGGCGTCTGTGATCGCCTTGGAAACTGACCCGGCTCCAGTGCCGTTAAGGGTGTCGATTTTGCCACTGAGGGTAGATACCTCAGAAGATTCGGCTTTAGCGTCGATAACCGCCTTCAAAGCTGCGTCCAGCTCATCAGCTGACACATTGGCCTTATAAGCAAGAGCAGCGAGGCCCCTGATAGGAACATCAGTTCCCTGCACTGAGATGGTGCCGTTGGTCGAACCCGTTGCAATCAGAATATCGACAATTTTGGAAGCGATACTGAGAGCAACCCCATTAACCTTGACACCTTCCAGTACGTTAGCTTCTGCACCTGCTGAAATGCCGGCAAGTTTGTTGAAATCTTCAGGAGACATCAAACCTGCCTGGTCAGAAGCAGCTGCTGGGATGACGAAGGATTCTCCACCAATGACAAAGCGTGTAACTTTAAGATCTGCCATTTTGTTATTTATTTGAAGTATATAAAATTACGAGTCATTACTCCCTCGTAAATGGAGTTTTTTAGATTGTAACTGTAGCTGTATCGGGGTCGTAAGATTTTACTGTGACAGTCGAAGATCCTCCAGTTCCTACAGAAGTTGCGGCTTCAGTAATCAGGGTATTTGACCATTTTGAAGTATTATCCCAAAGCAATAGATTTTGCCATTTCCCGACATTAAGGACTGTAAAGCAATCCATTAATGTTTCAAGTTGGTTCTGGTGCTGTTCAATAATAGTCTGTTGAGTAGTATATTGCTGAATGAAGAGAGCAAACTGAGATTCCAGAGCTGTCAGACGGCTGTTGTGACTGATGATGTCGTTCTCTGCTTCGGAGATACTATTGGGAGAGTTGTACCATATATCCGTATCATTCCAGAAGAAGGGGTCTGCCCATTCGCCTTTCTCAAAACATCCGTTATAAGCTCGGATGTCATCGAGCATTTTCTGATATTCAGACTGATGATCTTCGGCTCTCTGATTGATGTTATCAATCTCTTCACTGATTACGTCAATCCTTTCATTGGTGTCGGTAATAGCCTCATCAATTACTCCGGCGCCATTAGCCCATAGGTGGTCATTATTCCAGATAAAAAGATCTCCCCAGACACCATCGACAAAACAGCCAAAATGTTCACCTAATTTAGCGATATTATCATCTTGTGTAGTTTGCTCGCGTCCAATAGCTCTAAGCTGATAAGCAACTTGACGATGTTCTGTAAGAGCCTCCTTGCGAATTTCATCAGAAGTGTCTTGAAGTTCAGACTGAGTGGCTTCGACAGCCTCCTTATTGTCTTGAATATCAGAAGTGTTTTTCTGAATGAGTTTGTTATTTGCTTGAATGAGAGAGAGGTTGGTCATTATGTCCTCATTTGCTTCATTCAGCTTATAACGAGTGTCACGAAGGTCATCGCGGAGATCAGAAATTTCACCAGTAATAACCCCAGTTTCATTAGCCCACAGAAGATCATTATCCCAAATGAAGAGATTTCCCCAGATACCATCTGCATAGCAACTGAAGTGTTCTCCAATCTTGGCAATATTTTCATCCTGAGCGGTTTGCTCACGTCCTATGGCACGAAGCTGGTAAGCGACATTTCGGTGTTCTGTGACCGCATTTTGCTTAATGATTTCAATTTCATCAGCATTATCAGCAATGGCCGAAGCGTTTACCTCAACATCAGATATGATAACTTTGATATTATCTTCTGCATCAGATATTCTCTGAGTTGTGGCTTCAAGACCTGCCTGAAGTTCATCCAAACGTTCTTCGGTATCTGTCGGGCAATGACAAGAACCATTGAAATTTGTGTTGGTCCACTCAGATTCATTTATCCACAAGAGATTATTATCCCATACTCCATTGGTGAGAATGGAAATGCGATAAAGAAGAGAATCAATTTCATGTTGCTGACCCTCCTGTTTGGTATCAAGCCCATCGAGTCTGCCGGTTATGGCCTGATGTTCTTTTTTGAACTCATCGTGCTCTTTGGCAAACTCTTTATGCTCTTTGCGGAAATCCTCATGTTCCTTACGGAAATCATCAAAAGTCTTATTGATAACCTTTAATGTATTTTCCTTCTCAGTATTGATTTTCTGTATCTCTTTGGTCAGATTCTCAATAGATTTCTGATGACCTTCAATTTGAGAATAAATATCCTCAAACGTATTATACATCAGATTAGAATTTTCCCACAGAGCGACATTGCTCCATTTCAGGCCATTATCCCAATAGCCATTACTGAAGCAAGCAAGAGTATCAATAAGGTCGATAATCTGCTCATCGTGCTCTTTGATAAGATCCTGAAGGTCTTTAATTTCCCTATCATGCTTTTGGAGATGGGTATTAACTAACCCATGCTCTTTAGCATTTTCAAGCATTGCCTCCTCAAACGCCTTATCGCTTTTTGATAGGTGTTCGTCAAGTTCCTTTATATCAGCAGCAAGAGCATCAGTGATAGCGTATTTGTTGTTATCCCACAATGCTTCCTGGCTCCAATGCAAGTCATTTTCCCATACACCGGTGCTGAAACAGCTGAAAGAATTATTCAAATCATACACCTGATCCTGAAGGTACTCATTGATACCCATCTGAATCTTCTCTTGGCGTGCGACATGAGCAGCAAGTGCGCTTATTTCTGTGTTATGCTTCTCAGTTAAATCTTCTATGTCTTGACGATGGTTTTCGTCCAAAACGTTTATCTGATTTTGCAAATCGTCAGTAATGGCGTACTTGTTGTTATCCCAGATTGTTTCATTACTCCACAGAAGAGTATCAATCCAGATTCCTTCACTGAAACAGCTGATGGTGTCAAAAATTGAATTTAACTCCCGCTGTTGTTCGGTATTGACTTTTTCAATGTCGTTGATATGACCCCATTGGTCTCGATTGTCCTCCTGAAGTGCCTCGATTTCCTTCTGTTGCTTTTGAAAAGCCTCATCCAGTTTCTTGGCATAATCCAACATTTGCTGTGTAAGTTTGCGAGTATCAACGGCATAATTGTAATAATATGCCATATCAACCAGCACATCCCACACATCAGTATTGGTATAGACAATGTGCCCCTGGTCATCAGTCATCTTGATTGGGGATTTCCCCTGAGCCTGTAATACTTTACACCTAAAGACGCAGCCACACGCCGTGACCACGTTCTCTTGGTAGTATTTCTTGGTTAAGTCAAAAGTGTTTCGCCATTTTAAGGCAACACCAATTTTAACTATATTGTCATTATTAATACTCATACTATTGATTTATTTGAGTTGCATAAATATGCTGAGTGATTTCATCCAGTGTCATATCACTGATGTTGGTGCTGTTTGATACGATACCAAGGAGTCGGCCGGTATGAATGTCTTGTACCAGTCCAAGCATATTCTTGATATTGGCACTTGTTTGAGGCACCATATACAATCCTTTTCCTGCGTGGAATTGATCTTGGCGAATCATATATTTCACCACTGCCCGGCGCTTTAGGATAAAGCACTTGTGGCAAGTTTCAGTGAGCCAGTATGGTTGCTCAACCAATGCGGTATAGAGTCGGGTCTCGTCATTATCATTGATGATGAAAATTGGAGCGTCCTTTACATTATCCTCGGTCTCATCATCGAACATAACTATGGTATTCGCCTCTAAGGTGGCTGAAATGATGTAGTATTGATCGCTTGGAATAATCTCGCCTACACCATTGAACTGACCGGGTTCGACCTTATTGGCTATTCTGGAAACACTGGTTGTATAGTCTGTAAATAAAAGAATATTAAGTACATAAGGATAGCCGTTTAACAGCTCCATAAAATCGGTATCTGATAGTTCATTCAGGACCACATTGCGCCGCACATATTCATCAGTAAACAAACTAAAGAATGAGAGATTGAGGTCATCAATATCATCCAGTCCTATATCTGATTCCTCCTTTTCAGGGCTAAAAAGAACATCGAGCTTACACGTCTCGTTATCAAATTCTGCATCCTGAATGGGTTTCTTGTCGCCATTGAACTGAGCTTCCAGAACTTTCTGTAAATCGGAATGAGACACTACACAATTCAAATATTTAGTAATGCCCACGCCAGTTGTCGGATATCTATAACTTTTTCCGGGAGCACACAATGTCAGGAGCTGCGAAGCCTGATCATCACTGTAATTGATACTGATGTCAGTGCTTTTTGCAGAGTATATGTATGCCTTATCCAGTACCTCCGACTTGCTGTTCTGCACCATCTTGATCATAAATTCTCCATCAATATCTATGAATGGAAGCATACAAGCCGGTATGGGGGCGGCAATATTCTTGCTAAGGACATCGCTATTTACTGGCAAACCAAAATCGCCTCTGATTCTTTCAAAGACATAATACTTGCCATCGCGTAATCCTACAAGTCTGATTCTGAAATTGCTGGTATTGGGTATGTATGAAGATTTGAAACGGCAAGTCATTTCGCCATCTTCATATCCTACAATACTCCAGTAGGCTTCGGGAATAATAATGTTACAGATAAGAATGTCAAGTTCTTTATCCTCATCGAAGATATTACCCCACAATGAGTCGAACATCGGCACTGAAGCATTGGACTTGTCCTCGGTTAACAAGTCGCGCTCCTTCATATCTATGATTAAGTCTCTTACCATCTTTCTTGACTGCGTTTTATCTATAATAGTCAAATCTGATGGCTCAACTTATGGTTATTTTGGTTATAGTTGCTGTGCCGGTGGATGATACGGCTGGATGAGTGGCGGCACCGGGAGTCACATTCATTGCAAGACTGTTTATCCAGTCCATAATTCCCCCACATACCACTTCCCAGACCTTTTGTTGTGGGTCTTTATCTCCAACATCGTGTGTAGCTTTCAGATTGGCCTGAGTTGTTACAATTCCTATCGGTAAAAATGGTTTTTGTGGAAAAACCAGTCCTCCGTTGCCCATTGGAGCTAATTGAAATCCAGCAATAATATTGGCCTCAATTTGTTTAATCCAACTATCAAAACTATTCGATGGACCAGTGGGAGCGCAACTGCCAACAATCTTAAAAGTGTCGGACACTAATGGGTCTGGGGCAGGTGGAATGCCAGGGATAATACCAACATAAGCAACTACGACTGTAGTGTTGGCTACCAGATACTCAGTAATTCCAGCTGCTACTGCACTCATAGCGGCAGTGGCACTCCCGGCAGAATAATCTTTGCCAGAAGTGCCTATTGAACTTTTGAGTTTTGATATGATTGTTTGTGCAAAAGCTGACTTACTCATAATTAAGTTCCACTAACTGATGATCCACAATGAGGGGCACCACTGAAAGGACACACTTTAATGGCATTGAACGGTCCATTTAAGTCGGTAGCTGATACTCCTTTGGTTTTGAGAGTGCCACCGGTAATGGTAACTGAAGTTCCGTCAACTTTTACGTCGGAGCCTTTGATTTCACAACTGCTTGTTTCGATTTTGGCTTTATCGGTTTTGATATTCACTGAGCCATCTTCTTCGGTAATGGTTGTGCCTCCGACTTGAAATGAGACCTTGCCACTGGTCTCAATCATTACGTTTTCTCCATCAATGGTGATTTTCGTGTCACCTACTGTGATGATTTTATGCTCAACAGTTTTTTCTTCTTTGAACCCCTCTTCATCATCCGGGGAAATAATCTGGTCAGTGATGGTGGTGCAGGTGTATTTTGTATTGGTCTTATTTTTAGTTGGCTCCAATTCATAATAATCCTTATCCAAACCATCATCAGTCTCGACAAGTTTTTCTGTCTCAGTAACACCAATTTCAATCACGCCATCATCCTCTCCTTCAAGCGAATGAGCGAGCATTTGAATACGCTTTGCGTGGCTATACATAATCACATATTCCTGGCCGTCTGTGGGGTTCTGAACAATAACAACCTCTGAATAAAGCATGGGAACAATCAGAACACCATTAGAATTATCCTGAATGGCAGACAGAAGCACTCCCTCGTGATGGCCGGTACCCATAATCGGATATTCATCAGGCTCATAGTTAAATTCCTGAACATCTATAGTTCCGGCCAAATCCCCCTCTTCATGGATGGCACATACATACCCTATGATTTTCTTAGTTCCGCGCACTGCGCCATCAGGCCCAGTCATACCTTGACGAGCCATTTGGCCTATTGACCGGCGCACATCGCCGGAATATTTATTGATTCCTCCTTTGAGCGACATAATGATTAAATGATTTGAACTGGTTTTGAGAATGTGGCGATCTTAAACGGGATATGAAGTTCTCGGCGATAACCATTCATTCCGAAAGTGGTATTAACGGCTTCAACATAGTAATACCCATTCTTTTCAGGCTGTCGAACATCTATCAATCCTATAATGTCGGTAGGACGGACAAGAAGATCTCCGAATATTTCAATCGACCCGGATATGCCATTGGGATTATAGTTTGCCCAATATTGCTTTGCTTCTTCTATCAACTCTTCCTCCGTAATACCAACTTTTGTTGAGATATACTGGATGACGTAATATTTGTCGAGTTTTGCCGGATCCGTCAAATGTCCTTCAATACGCTTTGTGCTGTAGGTGCCATTGACGAATTTCATCTTCTTTCTATCTTTTACCTTACGGCGATTGACAACCTGAAACTGGCCATCGCTATCAATTACCCACCCCTCATCATCAGGATTGGGATTTTTACGCAATGTCAGCTTAAAAAACTGATTATCCTTTGTCCGCCCCTGAGCTTCAACTGCAAGATATTTTTTATCATTGCGTTTGAGATTGAGCTTGTCATGAGCGACATCCCAGTCAAATTGAATGAGTTTGACTGAGTTGTTTCCCCCATTGTAGGTGATGTATTTCTTATCATTGTTCGGTAGGCCACCACCTTTCCCGGCATAATAAGTCAAGCCGACACGAAGTTGAACAGAACCATCTGATTTGGTTTCCATTATGCAGAGGACACCGCTCTTACTCCATTCAGTCAATACATCGGCTATTGTGAGATTGTTACTGATTGAACCACCACTTACTGATATGGTTGAACCTTTACTGGCAGCTGCCAGAGGTATGCCAGTATCTTGTAAGAGATGATATGTGCCATCATCATCGAGAAAATCCTTAACCATTAATGTGGCTTTGGCCGATATGTTGGGGGTACTGACAGAGGCAAGGATATGAGCCATATTGGTACACTCCAATTCCAGAGGTGTATCTACTGAAATGGCTGTGATAAAGCCGGTAAATACAACATCCATATTGGGATCACTGTCAGCAGTGTTCATTTTCTTGAACTCAGTCTCTGAATAAGCATATCCCAGTCTGATTTCAATACGATTTCCAACCGCAACATCGTTGGGGCTTAATAAGGCCGGCTCATTCTTTGTTCTGTTAAAATCTATCAATCCCTTATCATCATAGTTGGCGGCCATAGACGTGGTGGAAATTCCATCTTCACTAAATAATGCTGTCGGAGAAGTAGTGATATCACCATCATTATTAGCTGTGATAAGAGTGTTTTCTTTATCAGTTGAGTCTGCTTTATCGCCACTTGTTACATCCTTTTCTTTTCTGCTGGAGAGATTGATTACAGTGCCACGAGGAAATTTAACTACAGCCTTATTGATAAGGTTTTTTGCTGAGTCTGACACTTCAATGCTTTCACATTCTCTAATGGTGAGGCATTGATTAGCTGAAGGTATGGAAAACCAATCATTACCATTAGCCTTCCATATCTTGATCTGACAAACGAGTATAGCGAGTTTATCCTCATACGCCTTATGCTGATAGTATTTGGGCGTGAGGGTGTATTCGACCTGCTGAACTAAATCAGGTCGCTGAGTTCGGAGTGCTGTTAAATCTGAAGCCATAATTATAACTCATCTTCCAGCAGACCGGCGGCGAGTCCAATTCCTTGTTTGAGTGCATCGGCTGCCATAGACTTCAGTCCTTCAAGCTGGTTGTTCAACATCTTCATCCATTCGCTGCCATCATCATCCTTGGCCGATACATTCTTCTGAGGAATGATAGAAACCGTATCTTCAGAAATTTCGATTTCATTTTCAGGCTGGAGGCCGATAGCAGAGAATGTGTATTGCTGGAGTGCCTTGTATCCTTGACGCGGAGAGACACTGAAATTCTCAATAACAATATGGGTAATTCCAAGCTGGTCAAGTACCATATTATTGATTTTGATGATACCCTTGTATTGCATGACCTTATAGAACTTCTGCATCTCTTCTGCCGGATAGATGTCAGGTTTACCACTGGTAATCTGTCCTGAGACTGTGAATTTTATATCGCCATTGGAAACCAGTTCTTTTCGGCTATAGTCTCGGCCAGTCACACGGGTGGCTATGAGGTTTTTGTCGGAATTGATTGTAATCAATGCGGTAGTGTCATACCAAACCAAGGTTTTTGTAGTTACGGTATTGCTCACTGTATCAGGCTCTTGCTCCTTATAGATACCTTTCTTTGCATCGACAACTTTGGTACGATATACTGGGAATTTCTGAGTGACAGTAATGCTTTGATCAAGTTCAATACCCAACATCAATGCCTCTGGAGCTTTACCACCCCAATCATCCAAGGCGTATATGGTTCCACCATCGACCTGCATCATACCGTATTCCTTAGCCTCAACTTCTTGTTTCTTCAGTTCAGACTCTACCCATGCTGCACCGACAGTATCTTTTGTTCGCTTACCATTCAGAAGGGAGTTAAAAGCATTGACCGCTTCATTTTTCAATTCAGATACAGCTCCCCGGACAACCCCTTTGACTGCTACTTGAAGTAGTGAGCCTCCGGCGCCGTCTTTGTAGTAAAATTTACAGTTGCTATCTCTACCACCATTGGCAATTTTACTCTGTAAAGTATTGAACAAGGCCCCCATTGTAGAAGCCATTGCACTGCCGGTGGATGTTATTGCGAGGTTATTTAGACTTGTACTCATACTCTATAATAGTGTTGTGATGAGAAAATGAAAATGCCGCCTTTCCCGACAAATTTTCGGTACTTGGCGGCATTACGATTATGTAAGATCCATTACTCGCTGAGCCTGATTTGAGGCTTCGGCAAACATCTGATAGACAGCTCCCGCTATTCTATCTTCCATTGTCGCAATCAAATCACGCTCTTCAGCACTGGAGGCCACTGTGGTTCGGTCAAAATTAGCCAGATTGTTAATGTTGAATACAACCTGAGTGGGTCTTGCCGCAGTTCTATCATAGTGAGAAGCGTATGCTTGCTGGTCTTTCGCTGGAGCCGGAGTTGGTGTTGAGGTCGGAGTATTCTGAGTGCCAGAATTGTTGTTTCCAAACTGTTTTGCCTTTTCCGTCAAGTGTTTGTTCTGTTCAATGATGGTATTGGCAGTTTTGCGCGAGATGTTGCTATACATCTGCTGTTGCTCTCCGGAACGTGTCACAACACGATTACCAAGATTAATCGTATTGCCGGATCTGCCCATCACAAAGTCCACATACTGCTTTTCAGTGATACCAGCTTTTACCCATTCTGAATTGGAATTATTGGCAATCCATTGAGCATAGTATTGTCTGGGAGTTTCATCTCCGTATTTAGCACCATTAAGTTGATGACGGATTTGATTTTTCAGATTATTTGCATCACTAATGTCAATGATTCCAGCTTCGGCCATCATCTTATATGCAGTTCCGATAATGTCGGTGAACCCTTGAAGAGTCAGGTTAAAGTTTGTGACCTTGGTCCGGATTTGATCTAAGATATTCGTGAAGTTCAACTGACCATTCGGAAGAGTGGAAAGCATTAACTCAATATTGGCTTGCTGCTGCCCATCAGCTGAAACGGCGTTGTATATAACGTGATAATCACCAATGATATTGGAGATTGCGTTATACCATTCATCAGTGTATAACTTGGCGCGATTCTCTGCATCTGACAACCACTGATAAGCGTTCATTTTTCCCACCAAGGTACCCATTTGACCATTGATAGTTGCATCAAGAAGGTTTTGCGCACCTAACTGATACTGGTCATAAACACTACGGTTGCTTGTCTGCTGGAATTGTTCAGGTGTCATTCCGGCAGAAAGCAATTTAGCAGTGAACTGAGACATGAATTTGTCTCTTATGGCAAAGGCTGCCTGCTGATATTCGGTTTCAGATTTATATGTGGTCTCTCCAGCAAGATACTTTCGACGGAGTTCCGCAATCTCTCGTATGGCCTGCTGAGTACGGAGGTCATTTGCACCTTCGATCATAAGTGCATCCTGAACCATACCATTGCGTTGATTTATGGCCGTATCTTCATCGGCATGCCACATATTCCACAATGCTATACCAAGATTGCTTGCATCATTATGAAGGTTGTACTCCATTTGCTTATGCTTCTTAGAGAAGTCATAATTCCGTGCATTACCGATAGCGAGAGAATAAGCTGGATTTGCAGTTATGACATTCTTCCACTTGGTCGTAACATCATTTATTGACTGCTTACTTGCATCTTTTGAGAAATCATTAAAAATTGTCGCATAAAGTTGATTGAACTTCTGCTTATCCGCATTATATTTCTCGATTTGAGTAGTGTTAATACTGGATATTACAGGAGCAGCTTCAGGAATATTCTCATTCATCATATCCTGATACCACTGACCTTCCTTGGTAAGTTCTCGATGGGTTTGATCAGCAGCTTTGTTGGCCTGTACTCTTGCACGTTGCTGGGCTTCAGAGGTGCCATCTATGCGCTGTTTGAGCTTATATAGACCATATCCAAGTCCAGCCACAGCACCAACAGCCAATGTTACAGGGTTTACCAAGAATCCGGCGGCCTTGGCCAATCCAGTAAGTAATCCCATAAGCATACTCTTCAGTCCACCAAACATCGGAGCGAATGAAGCCATAGTTGGCACAGCGGTTGCGGCAGCTCGGAAAGCACGCCCAGCTCTGGCCGAGCCATACATTCTCACGGCTCGTTCACGCACTGCTGCATAGTGCTGGCGTGTCTCTTTATTGAGCGCGGCCAATGTAGTTCGCTTGTTCGCTCCACTAAGAGCTAACTCTCCGGCCAATATAGCGTTTGCCGCCATAGCATTATGCGCTCTGGTAGCGATATTGCCTCGGATAACCTTGTTTGTGCCCCACTTACCAGAACCAACTATGAATGGAGCGTTTGTTATAGCAGCGTTTGCCGCACCTCCAGCAACAACCCGACCGGCCACATTGCGTGTCATTGTTGTGCCTCCGGCAGCAGATATGCCGGCCAAAGCCATGATGGAGCCTTTGAGACGGTCAAATACACCAATCAAAGATATGATAGGAGCAATGAGCGCACCCATCTGGGTAATACCCATTTGGAATGTGATCCAGAATTTGATAAGTCCGGGAGCTGCATTGTAGAGAGAGGCCCATATCTTGACAAACCACGCCATAACTTTGCCTATCTCAATGATTAAATCGAGAAGGTTCTGCATCATCTGGATTGTTTCGGGTTTAGCAAGGTAGTCTCTTAGTTTTTTCAACATTTCTTCAAATCCACCTTGACGATTTTCAAACGCCTGAACAATGCCTTCAGTAAATGTTGATGTGACTTGTGCCCACAGACCTGATATGGTGTTCTGTTTCTCTTCTGCAATAGCACCAGAGATATTTCCATTGACGGAATTACGGTTTGCCAGCATAAGAGATACAAGAGAGCTAAGACCAGCCTTACTACTCATCTTGTTCGACACAGCTTCGATACCAGTCCCAATCTCTTCGGCAACCCCTTTATCGCCACCGGCAGCGGCAAGTAAGGTTGCAGCGGCGCCAGGTTGAGCAGTGATTCGGAAAAGATTACCGACAATAGAGGCCATTTGATTTTCAGGTATGCGCTGGGCCATTTCGATTAAGATGTCGGACATAGCACGATAACTACCATCTTCTTTGAGGGTAGTGATCCCGTAGCTTTGTTTCATCATATCCAGAACTGCCTTCTGATTTTTGTTTGGCTTAAAGAGGTTCTGATACATCATACGGAGAGCAGTACCAGCAGATGAAGCCTGAATACCAGCATTACCCATGACACCAAATAATGCCATCGTATCGGCAAAAAGATTGGGGTCATTACGGCCATACATATTTGCCACACCACCACCATATTTTGCTGACTCGGCCAACATCATAAGGTCGGTATTAGATCGAGTAGCGGTTGTAGCCATAATATTTGCTGCCTCACGCATACGATCAGGAGCAATCTGGAAGGTGGTCATAATATTGGTCATCTTATCGGCAGTCTCGCCCAAATCAGAATCTCCGATAAGAGCAAGGTCTGCGATAGGTCGAATCGCTGCATTAATTGCATCTATATCATAACCGGCCATAGCAAGAAAACGAGCAGCACTGGCAACTTCAGGAGCAGAGAATTTTGTCTTGACACCAACATTACGCACAGTTGCTTCCATATTCTTGAATGAATTTTGACTGTAAGTGTCAGTACCATTCTGAAGTATGGCCTGGGTAGTGCGCATTGTGTTCTGGTACTCCATAGCCTGACTGAATGAGCTTCCGATTGCTGACATTGCACCACCAATCGCAAACATCACGCCCATACCCTTGGCCATATCCACAGCCATAGGTGTGCGAACACCAAAAGAAGTCTGGCCCGTAAATGGATATGCCCACCTACGAGAACGGTCAAAGAATGGTTTTGGCTGCCCAGTTCGCATAGGCACCATACCAGTGCCGCGAGATTGTGTGGGCTGGCCGACACCATTGGTCTTAGCTACATCGCCTTCAAGTTTATTGATTTGACTTTGCAACGTCCAAGGCACCGCCACACTTGCTTTCTGCATCTGAGTTGATACTCCTTGCAGATATTTCAGCATTTGTGGAGCCTCCATTCCCGGAGTGGGCATAATACCAGTGGTCGCTACTGCTTGACGGAAGTAACGACGATGTTTGGTGAGCATATTCAGTTGCTCTTTGTTTTGGGCAAAGGGCAACATCGCATTTTGAGCCTGAGCTTGTAAACGAGCAGCTTTCTGAATATTAGACTCACTTGGCTTACCCTTGGGATTTATTTGAGCCAATTTCCAGCCATCTGTATATCTTGATACAGCAGCTCGCGCTGAAGAATGTTGTTGAGTAGCGGCAGAAAGAGCATTACTTGACATCGTACCATATCGAGCCATCAATGCTGTTTCATGCTGAATTGCATTAGCGAATGGGGCTTGTGCCTGACGATATTGGTCAATTTGAGATTGTAGTGCGGCTTGGGAGGATTCTATTCTGGCAATGGCGCTTCTTTGATTTTTATTAGGCTTTTTCAAAGAAAGAAGCGGTTTTTTCATTTCCTCAAGCTGTGCCATCTGTTTCAAATATGGCTCCATTTGCTTTTGGATAGCTGCATATTGTGTCTTTGCCGCTTCCAAACGAGCATTAGACTTCCCAGTGCTACGAGCAATCTGAGACTGGATTCGTGCTACGTTTCCTCGCGCATTACTTTCATCTCCCCTGAGTTTTGCCAGGTATTGCTGTTGTTCAGGATTAAGATATGATGTAAGATCGTTAGCTCTAACCCATTTATATCCATTAGGCGCAGTGTGAGCTGCCGGAGCTGAAGAGCCCCAAGCAACTTTATTTTTACCTGTTCCAGCAGTAGTGGGAGCTAATTTTCTTAATCGTTCTTCTTCGGCAAGCTCATAAGGCGTTTTTTGAGCAAAAGCAGCCATTGCATTTCGCTTCATTTGGTCAAGCTGCCACGCCCTTCTTCGTTGTTGATCTGCAATCTGAGTTGCATAATTTGAAGGAAGTATACCACCCTTGGCTAAATGTGCTCCAAGTTGATCTCTATATTGTCTTGGAGTCAAAGGTTGATGGCCCGTGTGTCCTGCCTGCTTACCACTCTTTTGAGCAACACCAACACCAGCAGTCTTTGGAGTTGTGCCAGCCTGACCAGCGGCGCCTCCAGCTACACCAGAAGCAGTGAGATTGATATTCTGAGGACTGGCAGCCTTAACAGCTGTAATAAATTCCTCCAGTTTTGCGATTGCCGGCGTAATATCCAAATTAAGTTTGATGGGAGGAATACTGCCGGCCATCTTTTTAATTTGTTCCTGTCGGCCAATAACACCCTTCTCCCACATCAATTTAACCGCAACGGGTATGGTCTGACGTGGGATGCTTTTGATTTGACTGATTATGTCTTTGGTATCAATCGTTGCAGTTATAGGAGTTGTAGTGCCTGACTTCTTTCCTTTAACTGGAGTAGAAACTGGTGTTTCCTTTGCTGTGGGCGCAACAGTAGTGCCAACCACACTCGTTTTGGGGTGTGGTGTGGTTGAGGTGGCAGCACCAGTGCTTTTTACTGGTTTGGGGGCAGCCTTTGCTTGTTGTGCGGCTAAGGTTTGTAACTGCTGCTGGGCTTTATCAGTTAATAAGTTTACCCTAACATCCAAAGTTGGTGCAGGAATTGATCTTACAGATGCAGCCACCTGATCGGCCATTATTTTTACATTGACCGGGATAGCTTCTGCAACTTTACCTTGGATTTTAGTGATTTCTCCTACAACTGATATTACCGGGGGTTTGGCTGTAACATTGATTTTTGAGAGATTGCCTACAATATCAAGAGCCAGAGGTTTTACAGTTTTTGTAACTGCTTGTGCCGCTGCGGTAGATTTTCCCTGAAGAGTTCGGACAATATTCTCTTGTTCTGCTCGATTAGCCTGATATGCCGCAAGCGTTTTAGTATCACGAGTAATTTGCCCTTTTATCGCGGGAGTACGCTGATCTTCTGGAATGGCTCGATTTGCATCAAGACGAGACTGGATAGGAGCGATTTTATCATTCCAGACCTTAATCTGCTTTTGAGCATTTGTGAGCTTAGTCTTTTCATCCTTGGTAAGAGCAGAAACAAGACTGGATGATTTACCAGTTTTAGTCTTGTTGTCTTTAGGAGTGAATGGAGCAACGACAGCAGCACTTAGGCCGGCAAGACGTGTGAGTTGAGCTTCAGCAGCGGCAAATCCTTCAGTATTCAGTATCGGATTGATATTGAATGTGCCTTGTGATTGTAAAGCCTTTAGTGAAGCCTGGATTTGCTCTATAACGGTCAATGCGCCACCAGCACCAGTGGCATTGCCTCTGATGTTAACTGTAAGAGCCTTACTTTTTGCATCACCAAATGCTTTCTTCCATTCTCGGATAACGGCTGGAGTGACATTGGTGAGTTTTGCCGGCTGAGATGCGGCAGTTGATTTAGAAGTAGGGATAGCTGCAATTTTTGATTGAGCCTTTGCAGCCTTTGCTTGTTGTGCGGCTGTTTCCTTTTCAAGTTTTTCTGCAACAGCAAGTTCAGCTTTACACTGCTGAATACGCTGCTGATACATTCTTTTTTGAGCCTCTAAGTTTGTAAGTCTCTCTTGGTAAATTGCCTGCTGTTGAGCTGTGGCTTTTGCTAATCCATTTTTGTTCATCTGGATTAGACCATCACGACCTCTTACAACGCTGCCATTTTTATTTTTTTTAGGTGTACCTAAGAGTTTATCTAACTCTTTGTTATACGCCTCAATATCCTTCTTTATGGCTGCAACTGATCTGGTTCCACCAAGAGCAGAACCAATACCTTTTTGAGCTACTTTTGTACCAGCAGTGTTTCCTGAAAGAGCCTGGAATATTGCTGTGTGCATTTCGGCGGCGGCACTACGGACTTGTGTCACCATAGCTCGCAACTGATTATTAAAAGCACCTACATCAATTTTCGGTGCAAATGTCATTTGCGAGTTTTGTTTGAGCTGATATACCGACTGGCTAACCTGAGTGATCGCAGTTTTAAGCGTATTCATTGGGCCTTCAAATTCCTTTGCGATATTCGCAATAGATTGAAGCCCCTCGGCCGCCTTGGTTACATCAGCAATAATGTCATACCTGACGATGTAATCTTTATAATCTGCCATTGGTAGTAATGCTTAATGATTTGCTACCTATTAATAGTCAAAGAGAAGCCCCAAGTCGTTTTACTGACCTGGGGCGAGTAGTTTATTTGATACGCTTAAACCTACAATATCTTAATTTATGTCATGTGAGACTTCTTCCGAAAGGAATCCGCTATAATTGACCGGACCAATTTCCAGTTTCATAGAGATTGAATCATTTTCCAGAATCTCATCATTTTCTAAGAATGTTACAACACGGCCATTAATCTGATTTTGACCTTGTTTATTTCTCATTACAGAGTCAAGAATGGTATTGATAGAGTCTGTTATGATTGCGATAGAGGTTGCACTAATGTTGTGGGTGCCTGGAATGTAAATGTGATTGCTGTTGACATACGGGATAAGTGCCGTACACATTGCTCTACGGCATTTGTGCATTACCCGGTTATTGGCTATTGTGCTGAAGTCACCTTCGCATAAAGTTTGATCACTACTGAGGAAATACGAAGCCTCCAGCCCCTCATAATCTATTGGGATGATGTAGCCTCTGGATGATATGGTATTGGTCCATACTCGGTGTACGCTATCCATAGGAGTGCCGGTGCTACCAACACCCCATTCAGGATTATTAAAACCCTCGTTTTTGTTCAAATCACATTTTTCAATAGATGCGATACTTTCTTCGGCGCCACATAAAGCAAGACAAGCCATAATCAATCCCAGTGATGAAACTGGAGCCTGAAGAGGATTGTTACTTTGCATTTGATGGACTTCCTGAGAGCCATTTTGAACAAGAGCGATAGATACTTTAGGACAATTCAATTCAATGGCATTGGGAAGCTGTTTATAGCGGATTTGATCGCCACCTATATAATTGGTATTGCCACACAACATAATGTGAAGAGGCACCATAGCATGAGTTGAAACACCGATTTTTCCATTAATCTCATTGGCTTGGGCCTGAAGATCTGTTATCAGTGGTGTAAATCCCATTGTGCCATCAGACTTCTTATTCCATATTGGCTGGGAAGTCCACACTCCAATATGAAATATCCGGCCACTGGTTTGTTGCTGCATATATTGAAGCACATCCCAGTCCTTAGAACAATCGGCTATCGCTATATACACAGCCTGGTTATCTCCGATAAAATCAAAAAATTGAGCGAGATGATAGTAGAGAAGGTTATTCAGAAAACCATCATTCTTAATGCCTAACAGAAGTGCATCATCCATATTTTTGATGCACTGTATCTGCCCATCTTTGAAATTATGATATAGTAATGGAAAGCTGTCAAATGGTTTGTCAAAACCACTTGTATCGAACAAGAAGGCTCCCACACTTTCATCTGTAGGAATATTGAAAGTTAAGTCTGGAGTCTGCTTGACCCCAGTATTTATATAACTGAGTTGTGCCATATTGACTTTTTATAATAATAGTCCAAAAACAAGAATAGGAGCCGTGAAGCTCCTATCTTGATTTATTTTGCACCTCCTGTCAACATACCTACTGTATTGGCTTGCTGAACCATGAGCATTTGAGAATGTACCCAGTAGGCGTTTTCTGACCAAAAGGCAAAATCATCATCTGTCATGTCATTCAAATCCAAATGAGGATAGTAGTATGTCATTAGTGCGAGGCGTTGTCTATACACATCCTCTTTGCCTATTCGACAACGCTCTATTTTTTTACCATGTCGGCGTTGCGGGAGTCGATGATCTGCGAAAGCTGACCCATAGTTCCGTAGAGGAAGAGCTCATCATCGTCAACAAGCTCACGGTCGCCGGCGAGGAATACGTTGGTTGCAAGCATCTTATTGGCCTGAACCACGTCCTTCTGAACGAAGTTCATATACTGGCTGAAGTGCATGAGGCTGGGGCGGCGCAGATAGCCGATATACAGCGGCTTTTCATCGCCTTCTTCGCCTTCGACGATGACGATGAAGATCTTGCGGAGCTTGTGTTCGGCCTTCAGAGCTTCGGCCTTCTTGACGATTTCTTCACGGATTTCGAGGGGTACGTTCACGTTACCGACCAGTTCGATTGCGGGCGCAGCTTGAAACTCAGCTACAGCTTCTGCATTTTTCTTTTCTTTTGCCATTGTGTAGTTTATTTGGTTTTAATGTTAAAAATCAGTTTGACGTTTTTGGCGTCGTCAATATATAATAGTAAACCTTGAAAAAAATATGAGAGAGCGGCCATTTCTGACCACTCTCTCCAACTGAAGTATAACAAGAAAACCGATTAGGCTCCACCGTAGAGCTCGTGTGACCAGCTCATGTTTGCGTTGCTCTGTACTTTGCCGGTGTAGATACGATGCGGATGGAGATCGAACTCTCTTGTGATAGAGGTATCGTCCTGATTTGCATCCATACCACCTTCGGCCAGAATACAGCCTGCGAGGGTGACGGTTTCGGTAGTGACGTTTGCGGCTACGTCGTTTACCCACGAGATGATGAGGTTGAACTCACCAAGACCCAGAAGTGTGCCGTCCGTTGAGCGGTCGCGGAGGTCAACCTGAGTGCCATAAGGCAGTGTGATACTTGCCTCATAGGTCACGTTACCGAAACCACGCTTACGGGGTTGGCCACCAAGTCCGTAGATAGACTCGATCTTACGTTTAGTGTCCCACTTGATAGCGGTACAATCAACGAAAATCGGGTTCTGAGCACTCTCGCCATCGAGGTTGGTCTGAAGCTGAATCATCGACCAACTATATGCTACATTATTGATTGTTGCTGCCATTGTTGTATTATATTATTTGATTAAACATTGGCTTTAGATGGAGTTGGAGAAGCCCTCAGTGACCTTGATCTCACCGGTTACACCCAGAGGAACGAGGCTATAGTGAATATCTATAGCGTCGGTGTCAAGTACGTTCTGATCGGGATCAATCGTGCAAGTGCGTCCACTTACCTGGGGTTTTGCGGTGCCGGGTTCGACCATGTTCTTATCCAAAGCCTCGATAACAATGTTCTGGAACTCAGCTACGACAGATGCAGAGAGCTTGCCGGAAGTGATGTCGACCTCAACATTGGAGTTGACGCGGGGAAGAAGTGCTCTACGCACTACACGGCGGCTCTTGTGCATCACTCGACAACGAGCGAGGGTGCGATAGTCGCCGGTGCTGAGAGTCTGGTCGCTGCTGAAGAATATGCTGTTTTCAAGACCGTCGTAGTTGACAAGGAACACATATCCGTGTTTGTGCAGATATTCGTTGCGCTTTGTATAACCGATGGTCTTGATGTTTGTGAAGGAGGATTCCGAAGCGTAGGTCTTGTTTTCTGCGTCATCGACGAGATTGCCAAAACCAAGTTCTGCATCCTGCATCACAGCAGCAAGATTGAAGCTGGCGACATGAGCGATACTCTCATTTGCAGGAGCTACTGCAAGGCAGCCCAGAGCTGCACCCACGCAACCTACGAGGGCATAAGAAGGAGTGTCGTTCACATGGTTGACCGCATACATGAGCTCGTGAACTGTATCAGTGGGAGCCTGGCCCAGAAGTGCTGTCACCTTCGGCATATTGAGGCCGCTGAGGTCCGGGAGCTTCTTGATGTCGATGACAGCCTCATTCAGTATAGGAGCTGAAATCAGAATGTTGAGAGGTGCATTACCTTCATAGTTGGTAATGCCAACCTTGCCACCGAGAACTTCAGCAACAGCTTCAAGTTTTGCACAGATATTTCCGGTCTCTACCGAATAGGATCCGTCCCTGTTGATCTTGGCAATAGGCTTGCCAGTCCATACACCGATCTGATAGATGATACCGCCGGATGCAAGCTGCATCTGCTCGACAGCCTCAAAATCAGGATCCTCGTCGCTGTTCATGAACGAAACGAAAATACGCTGAGTGCCACCGGCCAGACTGAAGAAACTGTCAAGATGATATTTTGCAATACCAGCAAGAACAGTATCGTCGATACCGACCTCAGCTACATCTTTTGTGGTATTAAGTTCCACAACATTGCCCTTGGCAAAAGTCATAGCAGCGAGAGTATCTTCTCCCAGAGCCTTGTCAAGACCTCCTACGATACTGGTATCGAAGATGAGGCCGACAACATTCTCAGTGCTAAGAAACACGTTGCTATTACGCTTGCCGTCAATGTCAGTGGTAAAAACTCCACCTAAATTTGTATTCGTAGCCATTATGAATTATTTTTTATTGTTGAAAAATTTGTTTTTGAGAAGTTTTGCGCCTTTCAGCAGATACTGGGGTGCGCCTTCGGGATGCACAAATCCCTTCGGGGTAATCCAGATTTTTTCATACTGAGGATAGAGACGCATCAGCTCTGCATCACGAGAAGAAATCTCTTCAACCGGTTCGCTCTCTGTCGAAGCCTTTTTGGTTTTAGCCGGCTTCTTGGCTTCAGGAGCTTCTTCGATCTCTTCGATTTCATTTGACGGCTGTGTTTCCTGCTCTGGAGTGGGTTCTGAGGGGGCTGCCTCTTCTCCGACCTGAACATCAACCACAACTGCATCTTCGGCTTTCGCTGTTTCGTTTTTTTTGTTTTTAGCCATAGTTGTGAAAGATTTGAGTAAGGCGGCTGTTACACCGCCTTACAGAGTTGTGATTGATTACGCGGCGGTATATTTGAACGGAATATGAGCCGTGATTTCCGACGGGCGAACGATATTGACATCCATTTTGAGAAGAGCCTTGAAGAAGTAAAGCTCAGAGTTGTTCTGGAGCTTGTCGACCTGAAGGACATTCTCATCGTTGACGTAATCGACACCCATCCAGAGGTTCGAGTCAACGCCGGTGGTGAATACGCCCATGAAGATTGTATCGTTGGGAAGAGCAACCATAGGAATGATGCGCTTGCCCTGGAAACGATGCTCGTTCTCCTTGCGGTTGTCGTTGTATTTCATGGTTTTTGCCGAGAGATACTTGTTATAAGCGTCCCAAGACTTGTAGTCCATGAGGATGACGAGACCGGCCTTCTTGCGGATCTTGGGTGCAGTGGCTTCCCACATTGAGTAGAGTTCATTCTCTACAGCTTCACCATCAGCAAATGTGCCGGTACCGGCGATGTTGACCTGACCGCACTTTGCATCTTCAGAAGTAGCGGAGGCTGCGGCGTTCATGAGTACACGGGCGATAGCTCCGTTAAAATACTTCATGGGACCAGCCTCTGCATCACCACCGATTTCGGTTGCACCGGCTGCAACAGAGTCGTCGCTGCTTGAAATCTTTGCGTGCTCTGTGGGAGTAGCCGAACACCAGATTGCCTGGTTGATATATTCCTGCTCCTGCTCCATAAGCAGACGAATCATAGTCGCCTGAACCTTGGGATCGAGTTCGCGGAACACCAGATTGCCGGTGGGCTGGAACGGTTTGTAATACTGCTCGAAGTCGCGGGGGTTGAACTCCAGATAGATCATAAAATCTTCCGGTGTCAGATAGCGCTCTGCAAATTCGTATTCGCCCACACTTGAAACAGGTGTTGCGACGTGATCCTGGATAATCTTCCCGAGGCGAACATGCGGAAGAGCATACTTTTTCTGAATACCCGACTTGACATGAATAAGACCCTCCTTGTAGGTCTCATTCTCCTGGGCGACAAGGGTCAGAAGATCACCAAGGACTTCACCAGTATAGTTACTCTGACCCGCGTTAAAGTTAAATGCTGCCATTGTTAATTGTGAATTAAATATTAATGATTGATTTGCTGGCGATTAGTCGAGGGTCTTGAACTTGAAGTCTTTTCCCACAACATCTTCGACCTTGGCCTGAACTTTCTGCTCTTCAGTCTGGAGGCCGTCTTTGGCGGTGTCCTGATTGGCCCGAGAGATGATCTGACCGAGATTGTCACGAGCCGGAATTTTGGCGAGGATGCGTTCTGCAAGTGCAAAATCGCTCTGAGCCATCTTGACGTAATCTTCGCGGTCATCCTTGCTGATTTTGCAATCCTTGATTGCCTTGTCAACGAGGGCGTTGATCTTGTTCTCCTGAGCCTTGGCCTCAGCTTCCTGATAGACCTTCAGAGCGTCCTTCGCCTTTGTGAGATCGGCGGTCAGATTGCTGATTGAAGTCTTGGCGCCGGTAAGCTCTGCATTTGCAGTAGCCAACTGTGCTGTTTTCTCATCAAGAGCTTTCTGGATAGCTTCGGCCTTTTCAGCTTTAGCTTTGAGTTCATTGATCTTCGCCGAAATACTCTCGACGGTAGCCTTCTCTCCAGTCAGTCCGAAAAGAGCGGCAAATACTGTGATTTCAGTTTTATCCATTGTGTTTGAATTTGATGTGATATTCTGTTCGTTAATAGTCGTTGAAGGAAGTGTAGGTGCCACCAATCCATAAATCGCCTTGATTTGTCCGATGTCTTTGGTGTTTTTCAAAGCTGCCTGAATCTGATCCTTGACAGCTTTAGGAGTTTCAATGATGTGTTCTGCATCGACAAAGCCTTTTTCAAGAGCCTGAGCAGCTGTGAGAAATGTTCCATCTTCCCCCTCTTGGCCATTCATTATGTTTTCAACCTCTTCTTCGGAAAGGCCAAAACGCTTGACATAGATGGTTTTAAGCTGCTGAGTGAAGGCTTCGGTGGCTTGGTTGTATTGCTTCTCTCCGTTTGCATCACAGAATGGATTGTGAATCATCAGAAGAGCATAATCTTTCATAAAAAGCTCATCGCCAGCGGCCCAGATGATAGATCCCATTGAAGCTGCCAGAGCGTCGTTGATACACTCTGTGCGAATTTTACAATCCATGATTTTTGAGAATACGCTCATTCCCTCGATGACACTGCCACCGACAGAGTTGATATGGATGCGTATTACGCTGGGATTTACATAATTGACGAGATAATCAAATTCCCAGAGAAATTCTTGAACACTCCAGTAATCGACATCAGTGTAGTAGCAAATATCGGCAGGAGCACCAGCGCAATAAGCTCCTTTGATAAACTTAAATTCTTTATTTTTTGCCATTGTTGCTCGATTTTCTTAGTAATAGTGAGCAACAAAAAAGCCCCTGCGGTTGACAGGGGCTAAAATTCAATATTACAGTATTTTATGTTTCATTTTGGTGAGGTATGTAATCAGTGGCTTCATCATAAGTTCTGGGATGATCCAAATTGTTATGCCCATCTGGATTAACACCTTCGATAGTTGGGTCTTGGTCAGCATGATTGGTAAATGGAGGGCAAACAAATTTTTTATAAATCTTGTTACGAGTAGTCCAAATATTCCTTTGCTTAAACCATATTTCATAGGTCATCCAGCAAGGTTGTAATCCGTGATCGAAACTCTCCATTGGATCTACATATTCCAACTGACAGCGTTCTTGCAGACATTCGTACTTGCTAATACTTTCCTGAATAGTCTGATGAATACGCTCTGCCACATAATACACTCCCATATCATGCCCATCCTCATGGACGTTCAAGCTGTTCAGGATGAAACGTATTCTTAACTCTGCTCGCCCTTCATTAATTCGAGATTGTTGGACTAAGTATCTCCAATTAATGAAGTGAACAAATGCAGCTGGGAACCCCAATGTCTCTTCTTTATTACCACTGGGGGAAATGATACGCTCGTATTGGCCATCATCTATTTGAACCGTTCTGAATATTTTAGGACTATTTGGAACCCCGTATTCCCAGGTTACTGAGCGAAGAATCTCTTTCATAGCCTTCAATACGTCCATAGGCCCATTAGATTCAACCTGAAGAGGCTTTTCTTGCGGCTCTTGGGGTTTATCTATGGGCGGTGCAACGGCACTGGTTTTATTGCCACTTATGACTTTATTATTTTTCTTATCTATGATCATCGTTCAGTCTTTATTGATAATAGCTTAGGTTTTCTTGACAAGGAACACACTATCAAAGAGGTATAATTTCATCATCTTCCTCATAAAGCTGTCAGTAAATGGATTCAAGTAAGAAGAATGACCCATAAACTGTCTCTTGATATATGATTTTGGCTTATGGCCATTCCACGCACTTCCGTATGTACCCTTTCCCTCATTATGATATCCGGCATAGCATATACTATGTTTTTTATGATGAGCAGAGTTGGCCGGTACGACATCAGTATATATTCTTGTTTTGGCAGTTCCAGCATTTTCATCCATTTTGAGAGAGTTGTATAAATCACCATACTCTTTCAAAATTCGATTACCAGTACCTCTACTGGCACGTTTCTTTAGCGTATATGCTGATAATGGAGTCCATCTACGAGAACGGTTGCTATAAAATTGTTGATATTTGAAAGAGTTTTGAAACACCTTCATCGCTCTTCGACCAACTACTACACGGAAATTTTCTGACTGAACACGAAGTGCATAGAGGCTTATCTGAATTTGACGGATCCATTGTTTTGTGCCGTGAAGTATTGTAACGGAGCTTCCAGAGCCCCTTTTGCCTTGGCTTATATCAGAACCCCAACGTCCACTGGATGAGCCTTTGCGCACAACTCCTTTAGAGTCAAGATAGCTAGCACGACCCCAGTTATAGTTTGGATTGGAGCCACCTTTAAGTGACATAGGTTTGGCCCAGGAAGCCAAATGTCCTTGCCGAGTGGTAAACTTTGTTCCGGAACTGAAATATTTGCTGTATTGTTTGGGGAAAGCGGCACGCCCTTTTGCAGTACCACCATTTTGGCTACGAAGCCATTGTTGATACTGTCGCTCTCTATGAGAACCAAGACGTTGCCCCTCATAGAAATGTTTGCCAAATTGGGTTTTGACTTTACTGGGGTCAAACTTCTGCCGAGACATAATATTTCTCTCTAAGTCTGGAAACAAAGCCCATAAGCATTTCCGTATCTTTTTCTTTTACTGAGAAATAACTATGAGTTGATCCAAAAATTCTACCACATTTAGCCAAAGATTCGCTATATACGCTATTCAGCTGTTTGGGTTTTACAAGATCTTTAGCAGAACCTTTGATTTGGCTTAGTTTAGCGTCTGCACGAGGTACTTCCAATATCTCCAAGAAACAACGACAGTTATACTCAATGGGTGGAATCATCCAGGATGGGAACTCATCTCTGGGAGCTGCATATCCTTGTAATGCCATGTGCCAGGGTCTAACTTTTGTATCGTTTTGAGTCCAATACACAGCATAGTCCGTAGCAGACATTTTCATCCACATTGCCGCTACAATTCCAGCATATTCAATATCAGAATTTTCAATAGCAGAATACTGATCATTATACTTTTTACACACAGCAAGCAATTCATCATATTCATCAGAATTGAAGTCAATATCAGTATCTCCAACCATATCCAACACTTCATCATAAAGCTGGTATTCCTCACAAACGGAAAAATCAATCAGATTAAGAATCGCAGCAGTAAGACGGTCTATGAGGTCTTTCTCTTGTTGGGTAAGATTTTCATCTTCAGAGTTTTTCAGAAGTTGAATTGCATTATCCACTTCTATACCCAACCCCTTGACAACGTGCTTAAAAGCTATTTCAGTTCTTAATTCTGAAAGAGCGTAAAGAGCCTCATCCTTATTTTCATTACGTAAGGATTTGAGTAACTGAATAAATAAGGCTACCAAAGACTGATAATCGCTGTCATGTTCGGCTTGTTGCTCTTCAGTCATGGCAGCCTTAGTCTTTTTTACAAGGTCAGAGGTGCATCCGCCTTTTAATGTACCCCTGACAGAAAATTTATACGATTTCGATGATGACCGTAACGTTTATAATATTCTTCATCACTCATTCGATGACCATCGTTATCACCATCACCATCCCAGTCACCAAGGCCGCCTCCACCGGTACCAGCTTCAAAATTGCGCTGCTGGCCGACTTCAACGCCCCATTCCTTGTTGATTTCTTCGGGATCAATCTCATATTTGTCTGTGAGCATATCATAGAGCTTGATTTTATTCTCATCAGACATTTCAACTTTGTTCATGTACTTGAAGTACACATCATCAGAGATTATACCCCAGTATCTGAGGACTGGAACCACTTGCTCATTCATTACGTTCTCAATGCGAGTACGATATGAATTAATACGAGCACGATATATATTTTCGTGAGCTTTGGTAGATCCGACATAAGCCTGAGTAGCACCGGCCATAGATTCTGAACCAAGTATCAGGCTGTCATTCTCTTTATTGGTGAACTCCGCAAGTGTCTGGTAAATTTTTTCAGAGTTGGACGCTGCAAAGGCTTTAATATCAATTTCATCCCCCTTACCAGTTACCAGCACTTTATTCTGAGCTGCCGAACCAATTTTCCGAGCCAGTCTTTGACGCGATTCATTGTCTTCAGCTTCGGTTTTGCCGTGAATGATAGGCTGCCCATAAGTGTGACTGAAGTTTACCCAGTTGCTAACCGTATATTTCTGGGCGAGAATATTGGGCGTGGTTGCAGCAAAAATACCAAACCCACCAGTATTGATAAGAATATAGTTATGTTTATATTGCTCATCGTCTAAATCCCAGCCCGGACTCCATTGACACCAGTGTTGAACAACACGGCGTTGATCTGGAAGAACACAACGGCGTTCAATATTGTTTACTTCCTTCAGCAATCCAGTTTCAGGGTCAAGTTCCGGCATAATTTCAAGAAGAGTATAACCATATAACTCTGCTTCAATTATGCCCTTGATAATCTTTTCAAACTGTGAGCCTTGGCATATTTTTGACTGCTTGGGGTCACGAACCCACTTGCCATCCTCACCTTCACGGGCAAACATATATCGTTTCCCCACTAACTGAGAAAACAGAGTAAGAATTGTGCCTTGAAGATGTGCATTTTGGATATAGCAGGCTTCATATAGATCTATGAGTCTGGAACGGTCATCCATTATGGTGCCGTTCTCAACTTGACTTACGACACTTTTGTATCTGCATCGACGTGTCAGTTCTTCGGTATATTCAGTAATGGTCTTTTTGACAAGGTTATAATGTGCAACCAAAGCCTCGTCAGTAAAGAAATTACCGTTTGAATTATTTTCAGTGCGTTTACGCATAATCTTGATTTTATTGGTAATAGTCACTCTGTATAGTTGGCCGGAGAATACCTGAATACCATAAAATCATTCAGTACACAGTCAAAATAAAAAAATTCAATTTTTTTATCACAGAATATCAGATAGTTATAGAGACGGCGGTTTCACTTTGCCCAATCTCACTATACACCCAATACTATTATATATAGGAGTACATCAAAACCTCCCTTAAATTGCAGTCAAATGACGAATTGGAAAAACTTAAAGAGTAATCCTCCGACAGAGAGTTGTAACATCTGCTTGAAGATTGGCACTTCCTATGATACCTATTTCTTTAAGAGATATACCAGTTATAGTTGGGAGTTAACTAAATTTCCACAGGTTATAAGCCCGGAGAAAGTGCCTGACCACGCCCTTTACATCAATCTGGATGAGGTAAAATGATGAATAGCAGTTGTTAATTCTAAATCACATTATATGAGAGCTTTTATTGAAGCAAAAGTAAAGTTCAAAAAGCAGATGCAGAATGGAAAGATTAAGGAGGTAAGCGAACCTTACCTTGTGAAAGCCTTATCTTTTACTGAAGCTGAAGCTCGCGTTACTGAAGAGGTGCGCCCCTATATTTCAGGAGAATTTTCAGTATCTGCCGTAACAAAGTCTAATGTCATTGAAGTCTTTTACGACCCTGAAGGCGACTTCTGGTATAAAGTTAAGGCCAATTTCATAAGCCTTAATGAAAAGACCAATACGGAGAAACTGACTTCTTCCTACTACTTGGTTCAGGCGCACGATTTTCGCAGTGCGTATGACAATTTCCTGAAAGGGATGAAAGATACAATGGCAGATTTCACAATCGCCAGTATCACGGAAACCAAGATTATGGATGTGTTTGAGTAAGACTATGGACTACAAGACCACAATCCTAAAAAAAGAAATCCAGACGGATGAAACTTTATTGCCAGAAATAGCGGGATTGCATTTTGGGTTCTTAGAGGAAAACAGAGCCGTATTCGACTATACAGCATATATCGAAGAAAACAAACTGGTTCCTATTGATTTCAAAGTGTTCATGAGAGTTAATAAGCATTTCATAGAAACACTGGCAAAATCTAACGATAAGAAAACATCAGAATTGTTTTTTCAAAATACCAATGGTCACATATTGGTATCAGCAGAATTGGTCTTCATTTTCTTAGCGTTTGTGAACCCTGAAATGTTCCTTTATTTCAACAGCCTCTTGACTGATGTCATAACAGATGGTGTTGCATATAGCAATGGGTTTGTGTATAGTATGGCCGCTAATAGGATTCCGTCAGATGTTCTAAGTGATTTAATCAAAGAAAGAGAGAATGACGCAGCCGGAAGTAAATAATAAACCGACCACCATTGTGGCTTTTGATTCGTCTTACGTATTAGTGGCGATATTCAAATCCATCAGTGAGGCCGCTACTTTGACCAATACTGTGCGCCAGTCCTTAATCAAAGCAGCCTATGGAGATATAATCTCTGTCAATAAAAGATACTGGAGAGCGGTGCCCACCGATTTTCAGATTGAGCCAGACGATGTGGGTAAACTGACATTATTTGAATTTGATGCGGCTGTTGGAGAAGATCGAAAGATTTATTCAACCCGAAAAATGCTCAAAAATTCAGTAATGCTGGAAAGTGAGTACATAGCTCTCCAAGCAACCCAAGGAAAATAATACTAAATTTACTGTAATACAAAAATGAAAGTAGTTCTTTTATCATCGGGTGCCAAAGTGCCCAAAAGAGTAAATGATTATGCCGCTGGCTATGATCTCTTTACTCCCAAAGACTCAGTTGTCAAACCGGGTCGTAACCTCATACCCATCGACATCTCTGTTGAACTGGATCCACATACTGAGGGCGAGATAAGACCTTGTAGCGGATATTCCATATACGGAATGAAAGGTTTTTCTCTTGAAGATCTCAATACTGAAAAGAGATTTGATGCGGATGTTATCGTCGGGACAGTGGACGAAGATTATCGTGGCGTGGTCGGTGCGATCATCAAAAGCTATGAGGACAAGCCTTTTGTTATCAAGCAAGGTGTAAAAATCGCCCAGCTCGTAGTCAAAAACTATATCGGTAAACCCTTCGAGATTACTTCAGAGCTTTCCGCAACAGAAAGAGGAAGCAAGGGTTTTGGAGAACTGGAACACAAGTGACCCCATTCTTAACTACCTAATAGGGCAGTAGCCCAAGGAGCGTCATGTGTCATACACACGCTCCTTTTTTCTATATAATTAAGGTGTGTCTTTTGCGGAAGTGAAACTTATTAAAATTATAACACATTCTAAACCAGCAATAAAACATAAGTTTAACATTTTTTAGAAAGTGAAACTACAAAATTATTTGAAGGTTTCACTTTTTAAGATTAATTTTGCGAAACCAAATTCCAAATTGTATGAGTAAAAAAGGAAGTGTCACGACGGCTGACTACTTGCCGTATGCAGATTATCAGAAGCTTGTTCAAACTCTGATAGACGAAAAGAAATATTGGTGGGCCTGCTACTGCATCTTGTCATTTTGTACTGGATTGCGGTTTTCCGATGTATGTAAATTAAGGTGGTCTGATGTTCTTGATCAGAGAAAGATTGTCATCACAGCCAAGAAAACCAACAAGACCCATGTTATCCCTATTGGGCAAAATGCTTCTGACCATTTTACTTCTCTTCATAAATTGATGGGTAAACCCTCTAAAAGAGACCTTATCCTTGTCGGTCAAAAAGGAGAAGGAAGCAAGCCGGTATCTATTCAATATATCAATCGTGCATTAAAGAAATGGGCAGTCAAGTATGACTTGGATATTGACAACTTCAGCACTCATACATTTAGAAAGACTTTTGGAAGATACGTCTATGACAAAGGCGGTAGGGATGAAAAGACACTGATGTATTTGAACAGAATCTTCAAACACACCAGTTTAGATACTACTATGATATATCTCGGAATTAGAGATGAAGAAATCTCCAATATCTTCGATTCTATAAAAATATAGGTATGAATACTGGGAGTAGAATATTGAGCAAGCTCACATATTGCAAACTCTGCGGAAGTAAAATATGGATGCAGGGCTACAATATCCGAAGCCACATTACCCACATTATGAAAAAAAATAATGTGTGCTATGAATGTGCCTTCTGGGAAGAATTGATCGCTTATCCCCCGGAATATATGGAGGTGATCAATCAACAGTGTTTACGCCTACACCCAGTTGCTAATAAGAAGGACAAAACCTTAACCCTCGGAGGTAAGGGGAAAATGAGATATTTTATGCGTACTGATGGCTCTTTAATTCAATCCAATGATATATGGACTATCGGCACAATACCAGAACGCTTCATATCCCAGTTACCGACAACGGCGGTAGAAATAACCTTAAAGGCATATCGCCAGTTGAAGAAAAGCAGTAAGAAATGTTATGCTCGTGGTTGTATGGACCGATACCATTGTTTCAGATATGATCGAGCATTGGAGAATGATGAAAAAGGATCATTCAATGCTATTCCACCTAAATGGAATGTTGGCGATGAGCATTGTGGTTTCTTCATCAATATCCAGGACATAAAAAGTGATGAGAGCAGTGTTATCAGTAAACCAAATTCCAATGAAGCAGAAAACTGAAGAGTTGCTTAAAAAAGCACAGGAAATCATGGGTGATGAATCAGACTTCCTCATCATTGCCCATAAGGAAGGACAATGTGGCGCCGTAGCACATGGCGATTCAGACACAGTTGCCCAGGCAATATTCTCGTGTATGCACCAGCCTGGTAATCCTATCGGCCAAACACTGTATCGTATCATCAAACTCAATGTGATGAATATGCTGCGCAATCCATCTATCTATGCAAAGGATATGCTTGACTCTATCGACTTAATAATTCCCGACAATGAGCAGTAAATATCTTCCATACGACGTGTCGGATATAGACACGCTCTTGAATGAGCCTTGGGAAATCAGTGACCAGCCATTCATGCTTCACGCTGCCTATGCTCTGAATTGTCTTTATGACATCGTGGCTCCGGAAGATGATGAGGAGTTCACTCCAGATGATATGTGGGGTAATAAAATTGAGAAAAAGATCCTGGATAGGATGGTTCTTGACATAGAGGCAGACTTCAACGATGCGGCCACTAATCGTAAACCCGTCCGAATATGGGATAAAAGTTATTCAATCAGAAAGGTCAATGCCTATGACCATTCACGCCTTCACTTGATATTCAATTTCCCATTGGAGAATGGGGAGTACACAATCACTAAAGAGGGCGTGTTGAACTTGACTGGCGTTTCTGACCCAATACTTAAACCCTATGATATTTCTAAGGAGCAAGCTCAAATCAATCGCACCTATCTCAGACAGATTATTATGCTGGCTGAAGATGATGAGAACGATGGGTGGGGCCAACTGACCGATATGGAGATTGTCGTTTATTGTTGGGCGCTCTTTTACAACAAGCACCAGTTTGACAATTTTATTCAGTTTAAGAAAGAGTATCAGGATTATCTCTATGTCACTGAAAAGGAGATACTCAGTTGCTTGAATGAGAGGTCCACTCTCAGGCAGAAACCAGTCGGAATGTATGCGTTCTCACATGACAAGATCCAGAAATGGAACCAAGACAACTATCAGGAATCTGCCGCCATCAAAATTCCAGCTTCCAAAGCAGAAGATTACTGGTATGATATCGCGCTGAAAAAGACTTTCAAACCGATAGACCAACGATAAGATGTGGGGGATGGCATTACGCCTTCCCCCTCATCTTTTTTACTTCTTTCATAAAGAGTAGTCCTTCAGTAAAATCCAAGATGTAGTTACCGGCATCCCATCTTTCCTGATGTTTCTTTGCTCCGTTGTCTCGGTCCATTACCAATTCAAAGCGGTCATTCAAGTACCAGTACACATTATTCTTACCTTTTTGGGGCGTTTTGATAAACTGATGGGCACGCTCATTAAATGACAAGCCATTCTTAGAAGTTGCAGCGTGAAGCCTTTTAATATCGGCTTCTGTCGCTTGTCTTAATGGTGTATAGTTTGAATCAATCCAACAATCCATCTGCAACTTATTTCCATAGAGATAAGCGAGAAAATGATGTTTGGAATTGTCTGATTCTAAGTACATTCCCACACCTACCTCATCACTGTTGGGGTATTCTATAGTGGCATAAAAATATTTTTGAGGGGTGTATATCTTGTTAAACTTTCCAGTGCGCACTTGAAAATCCAATCTCTTCTCAAAAACGAGTTTTCTTAACTCAGTGATACGAGACTCTTCCAAAGTCTGTAACCTTTGAGGCTCCAGAACTTCCATATCATTGACAATAAGATTGCCTTCATAATCACAATAAGCAGCCAAGACGATACTGGCCGGAGTGCTGCTACTCACTATCCCCATTGTATTTCCGTAGCTGACCATATCCCCTGCACCGAACCCTGTCTCAATCCATTTTCTGAATTGCCTGTATGTTGAATCCGCCTTGGGATATAATGCTTTATGGATTTTTCCTCCCTTAAATCGCTTACGACAATATTCGAGAACTCTTTGCCAGTCCTCATCTGAGAAATGGCAATCAGCAGTGTAACGATATATCTGATTCAGAGTTTTCATGTGGTATATTCCAGTTTTAACTTGCAAAGTTACTATTAAAAATTAAAACCAGGCGAAATAATTGCCTATTATTTTGACCAAACTTAAATTTTTAATAATTTTGCAATCTGCAAATGAGGATATTACCTATCCCAACGTGATGAAAGCAGTGTTATGAATAGTTCATAACATGAAGCGAATACCCAATAGGGCTATGCTGCCGCCACCAGAGCCGATTGTGATTAAGCTCGATCCTAAACAGCTCAGGGGCGGAATAGTCCTTCCCAAAGTCAAGTATCAGGTACTTGCAACAGTTGAAACCGAAGAGGTTTTTAACGGAATGGTTATACCCATGCCTAAAGTCCTGATATACTTCCTGAACAAGAACGAGCTGATGGTGGTCTCGACAATCATGGAAGAGGCTAATGAAAACGGGGATTGTGCATTGTCGGTCAAAGAACTGGCAATCAAGATGAAATTATCTATCCCCACTGTCAGTGACAGTCTCTATTCTCTACGGCATATCGGATTATTACTGGAAACCCCCAATGGGAAAAGAGGGGGTGGAAGAATCCGTCAGCTAAATTACAAAGCAATCCAACATTTGAATGACCTTGTGGAAAATGAAGATCCAGGCATATACGCTCGGATCCGAACTGCCACGCGCAAAATCAATATCCTCAATCTGACAAAGGATGATGTGAAAAGCGCATACGACACTCATGTGCTGGAACCGGGCCATGATTCGGCAGAGGAAGAAGAATATGATTAAGTGATGAAAGCAGTGTTCCTCAAAAATTGAAAAGATAATGAGCAGACCAATTCATTTTGAGTATCAGCAATTCGGAAACATCACTGTCGTAGCTCTGGATTCAAAACTGAAGGACTATGATTTCAAGCCGGTCAATGTCGGCGGTAAAATGATGGTTCAACTTCCTGAGAAAACCGTAAAAGACTGCCGCAACATAGATGGCTGTATTTATTTCCACCTCGGAAGAGTAAGTGATAGCGTTATGGTTGACCTTATCGAGAATTTCCAGAAATTGAAAATGGAGAAAGGCTGGAAGCCCGGAAAGGGTTTGGTAATTCCTGACAACAAATTCAAGTTCTGATATGAGCTTCAAAGATTACTTGCAATCATTACGCTGGAACAGTTTTGCAAAATATCCGACTCAAGGCTCTGATGTTTACATTCACTGTTTCGCTGGTGACATCCATAAGTTTGTCAAAGTAAGACAATTCAACGCTGTCTGCTTTGACTTTCAGAAAATCGTAAATAACTTTCCACAAAATCATCAATGGCAGTTCTCGTGGCTGCCAGCAGCAAAAACCGAAGAAGATTATGATAACTCAACTTCTCATTAGTGCGGTAATGGCTATATCGCCATTTACTCCAAAGACTCCGGTGTCTGATGTGCCTAAGCAATACGCCATCTTAAACGCCGATGAAGAGCGTAAGCCGACAAACAGACGCGATCGTAGAGCAAACAAGCGCCGTCAGAAATGATAATAACAGTGAGATACAAAAATCGTCAAGATGAAAAGAGCTTATATTTCAATCCCGATATCCGGGGAAGATTATAACAGCCAACGTGACCACGCCACCGCCATAGCCTCCAAACTGAAGAAACAAGGTTATGATGTTGTAACGCCATTTGACATCGTAAAGTCTGTGACCACTCCCTACAATGAAGCGATGGGAAAATGTGTGGCCGGACTTCTGGAGTGTGAGATGATCTATCTCTGCAAAGGCTGGCGGAACTCCAAGGGATGTTCCGCTGAACTTCAGGTGGCCTTGGTGTATGGGCTGGAAGTGATGATTGAATAATATTGGCCAAAGACTATTATCAATCAGACAAGAAAAGTTTTTGTCTCATACAAGAATTTGGTTTTTTCGTGCGCTGGGCTGGGAAGCTCGGCGCATTGTATTTTCAGGGCGCACGTTCCAGCCGAAAGAAAGAACCAAAAAGAAAAACAAAAAACAGAAAAAAGAAAAAGGGTCAGAAAAAGAAAAAAGAAAAATAAATAAAAAGAAAAAATAAGAAAGAAAGTGGTTCACTCTCCCTCATTCCTTTTCTCCTAAAGTCGAAAAGGAAATTCGGTCGAGTGACCCGCGCACACGCGAGCGCGAACCCAAGGCAAAGAACTTCATAGTATAGCTCCCTATTCCAGTAAACTTAACAAAGTCTGTTTCCCTACATTTCAGTAAACTTTTGAAAAGGCTGTTTAGAGTATTCTGTTTAGAGCTTAGTTCCATTCCCAGTAATTTTATAAAAACTGTTTTGTGATTTTTTGAGAAAGTGTTGAAGGAGTTTTAGGGAGTGGAAGGATTTTTAAGGGGGTATGTTTTGGGAATTTTTCAAAACCATCCACAAATAAGACCGCCGGCCGCCGTCGATCGTGCCGCGCCCTGCACTGGTCCCAAAAACCGACTTGAAAAATGACCCCCGGAAAATTTGGGGCAAGTGATTTGAGAGTTTTCTGGTGTGCCAAAAACCGAAAAATAATATGGTTGCCAAAAGTGTTTATGGACGATGATAGGAAAATGCCCAAATTTAGGCCATAGGAAGCCCTACAAGTGATTTTGTTGGCAAAGATGTGTAGTTGTTCATCCAAGGGTAAGAAACGCGAAATTTGGGGTATTTTAGACGGTTTTGAGATTTGGGCGAGATGTGGCGTGTGGTGGCTGAGGTCTGGTAAAAATGTGACTGGGATGATAACTGATGAAATATCAGCAGTTTATGAGTAAAAAAGGCTGGAATGAGGGGTTTTGAGGCAAAAATCAGGTTAAAAATTGGATGATACTGGAGTGTTTTGTGGGGCTGAGATGTTTCTGACCCCCTCAGTACAACAACTACTAAAACGAGATTTGAAATTTGAGAAAAATTTACATCTGCCTTCAAGAGCAAGGGAGACACCCACTCCAGTTTTTTATTTATTTTCAGATAGTTAGCTACATTTTCGGCTTATTTTGGTTTCACTTTTGCAATAAGTGAAACATACATTTTTTGCTTGAAAATCGAAGTCTAAATGTTAAAAAGTGTTTAATCTTTGCTTATTGTGTATAAATTGTTGTTTTTCAACTGTTTGGGTAAATTTGATAATTTGGTTTCACTTATTTTTGAAAGTGAAACCTCTTTTATATATAGGTGAAACTCCACTTTTTAACATTTATTTAACACTCCAAAATACCCTTATCCATTTTTGGGACTATCTCAAACATAAAATTTTCCCTTTTCTCAAAAAATTTTCAAGAAAAATAAAGATTTTTACATTACTGATTATCAATCAATTACACCTTTACAAACAACCTTACACCTTAATAGATATAAAAGAATGGGCTTATGAAAAAATTTTTGCCGATAGTGTTGTAACCGTCCACAGACCACTGCAATATTGTGGTGTAAGATTTGAGAAACGGATTAGCTCCTGAACTTCTCAAAAACTTGCAAGAGAACTTTGACATATTGGTGCTTAGTTGCTTTTGGCAATAAGTGTGAAAAGTAAAATCCCTTGACTCCATGAGTGAGGAAAATTTAGCAAATTTTCGCTTTATCCTTTGCAAGTCCATGACTTGCGTATATAGGTAAAAAGTGTGTAAAGTAGCGAAGTAACATACTGTTATCAAAAATTATGCAACAAAATTGTATCGTGTGGGTAAAAACCGCAATAGTGCGGGCGTGTAAAGCGATGCAGCCCCTGCGCACGGGGGAAGAGTGGGAGTAATGCGTCCATTCGGGGGAAACCTTTGTCCGACTTGTAGGGTGAAACGACTCAATCGGATAGCATAGAGCGCAAAAAAGTCCAAAATGTGCAAAAACGGTTGCGCACGAATGCGGTAAAGGCATACCATGCAAGCGCACTGACCGTACCCCTTAGTGGGCGTGTTTGGGCTGACGTAGGAGCACAAGTTACGTCCGTTCTGGAAAATAATGTATCCAATCAACACTTTATAGGGTGAGTCCGTAAAAGCGGCACTGGGAGTGTGGCATATTATGCCCTTGCAATGTACTCCCCACCCACTATTCATTAACCTCAAAGCAGTTGTGACCGCTCTTGTGTGGGGTCACTATATCATCATGGCTACAAATGTAACCCTCAACGCAAAGCAAATCAACGGTGGCTCACGCGAAATCATCTCCAAGACCTCGCAACTCACGCAGGTACTCCGTACCTTTGAGACCCTCTACACCCAAAAACTCCCCTCGTGCGATGGGATGACTGTGGAGGGCTTCATGAGCGCAATGGGCGTGGAGCGTTTCACGACTACCAACAAGTCGGGCAAGGTGACGAAAAAGGGCTACACCCCCGGAACTATCCGCAAGGGTTGGAATGACTCTATGCAGACCGAAAAGGGCAAAATGTGCGTGTTCAAAAACGTGCCGGCGAAGTACAAGGATGAGGACGGCACGGTCTATCGTGTGTTCACACCCGAAGAGGCTGAAAAGATTGACGGCAAGTGCGTTTCACGCTTTATGCTGTCGGAAATTGCCGACGACAAGTGGACTGTCGCAATAATTCTGCGCGGTCTGAAACAGGGTCGTGACTTCAAAAAGTACAATGACCGTTCTGTGGAGTCTGAAATGGCGTGGGAAGAGATGGATAACCTGTGCATCATCCGCGTGGTGGAGGATGAAAACGGCAAACAGAGCCGTGAAATCGTGGAAATCGAAAAGGATGAGGTGTATTTCTGAGCCTCAACTATCGGGTGAACTTTAGCGACATTGGGGGTGCGAGTCCCCCACACTCACTAATCAAAATTTAATGTAATGGCAACAAAAACATTCAAAGGGGTATCTATGCCCAAATCTGAGCTCAACGCCTATGGTGTTGGGCTTTTGCGTTTGAGTGAGGCACATATCAATGCCGAAAACTTCAATCGTGAGGAAATAGAGTATATCGGCAAATGCAGTATCCGCCGGCGTAAGGTGGTGCTGGGTCGTATCGGAAACTTGTGGGGAATTAGTGGGCGAATGGCGGAACAACGTCGCCAAGTAACTGCGCAATTCCAAGCAAACTTGCGGTTCCGGGCGCACTATGTCATCGAAGGAAAACGTGTTACTGTGTTGCACGCTTCAAACGGCAAAAGTGTGGAGCGGGCTATGTCCGATTATGAGTGTCGCGACACTTCTAAGTCTGTGTGGGAAATGAGTGCAAGAGAGTTATTCAAAGCAGTCCAAGGGCGCAGACCGTCACGCAAACACGCTCCCAAAATGGGTCTTTCAACTCGCATTGCCAATGCTGCCCGTATGGAGAAACTTTAACAACAACCCAATAAACTCCAACAAAATGATTAGAACAGTTTATTTCATCTGTGGTCGCCCTCGTGTGGCTGTGAGAGTCGCCTCCTGCTCTGGTGGCAAGTACATCAATTACGCTAACCCTTCAAAATCCAACAGAAAATGAAATCGCTTTTCAAACTCGCTGCGGTCGGCTGTCTTGCCGCCGTTCTCGGTGTCGGCTGTGCCGTCGCCGCTTCTTTCGTGAAATATCAAGACGAAATCACTGCATCGCTTGCGGATTATCCGTCTGAAAACCGCCCTGTGAGCGGAATGTTCTTCTCCACTGAATATGTGGTGGAAGAGTACGAGTATGACGATGCCTATTGTCTGCTCTATGACGATGCCGATGCAAATCTCTTCGAGTGTGAAATCATCGTGGACCTCGAAACCTATCAACTGGTGCGGTACCACATCGAGAATGACAAGAAACTTGTCGGCTCCCTCGTGCTGAATGACGATTACAGTTTTGACGGCGTGGAAGTATTCACCTTTATGCCCGAACCTGAGTTTGAAATGGCAGATGCAAGTGCTAACCTCTAAAATTCTCAACCGATGAAGAAAATCATTCTCACTATGTTTCTGGCGATCGCCGCGATGTCTGCCTGCGCCGCCAATGAAGTCAAGAACGACACTATTCCCGTAAACAATTCGGAGATTGTCAAAATCGTGGAAGATGAAAGCGTCAATTCCAAAGGTAACAAAGTCACCAAGTTCTACTTCCTGTATGACGGTGAACTGATATCGGCTTCCCGTCACGTCGTGGAGTCATACAACCTCTGCAAGAAACACGAGGTAAAATGCCGCCTTGCAGTGGTCGTAAACAAGAAAACCAACCGCAAACGTATAATTCTAAACTAACAGCTATGGCAAATTATGACAAAATGTCTGTTTCCGAACTGGAAATGGAGCGCGACCGCCTCACTGAGAAAATGATGGCGTCAAACGACACCGCCGAAATCGAATTGCTCAGTCAGGATATTGAGGGTATCGAGGGTATTCTCAGTGAGCGTGACCCGATGGCAGAGGATTAAACTGCCAAAAACCAAAACTCTGGTCGGTACTTCATCTGAGGTGCCGACCTTTTTTCTTTCATTATTAAAAACAAAATCAAAATGATACAAATCAACTTTTCAAGCGCACTCACAAGCGTATTCTCTGGGTACACCTCAACCGAAGAACTGAAGTCTGCCGCCAATGCCATCTGCGCTCAGGTAAATGACGCATACAAGGCACGTTTTACTGAAATCACCAACAAGACCAAAACTGCATCAAAGCCTGCGACCGCCCCGGCTACTCCCGCCAAGCCTGAAGCCAAAGCAAAGAAAGAAAAGACCGCCAAGACCAAACCAGCTGAGGCTCCCAAGACCAAAACCAAGACCAAGACCGTCGGCGAAACTGATACGCTTGTGGCAATCACTGACCTCGCCGCTATCAAAAAACTCGGTCTTTCTTTCGTGAAGTACAACGATCGTTGCTGGGTTCTTCGTGGCGACACCAAGCCTCTTCGCAAAATTCTCAAAGAACAGTTCAAAGGCGTGTTCAACAGCCATTTGTCCGGCGGCGAGGGCTGGGTTATCAAAACCGCCAACGTGGATGAATGTGCCAAGGCTCTCGGTATCAAACTTCCCAAAGTCGCTTAATGCAGAATCGGATGAGCATAAGGAGCAGTGTTTGCCCAGAGCATTGCCCTTTATCAATTATTAACATCCATTAATAAAATTCTGAGCCAACAATCTTCTAATAACAAAAAAACGGACTCACAAATGAAACAGACATCAATCGAAATCCTCAATGCCATACTGACCATTCTTGTCGGTATTCTCTCGCTCATCATTCTTTTTTGCCGCAAGATGTGGCTGAAAGTGAGCCGAAATATCCTCAAACCTCATTTCGGCATTGAGACCAAGGCTTATCGGAAGTGGCACGATAAACGCTCTGCCCACATCCAGAAGCTGCTTGACAAAGAACACAAAGAGAACCCCAACATAATTTCATTCGTATGACACCGAATATCACCAAAATAATTCAGACCATGAGTAATATCGTGGCTGATGTCATGACTTCCTTTCAGTCAGATTTTGAGAATTTCGATCGCCCATATATCGAGAATGCCTACAATTCTAAGTTTCCGATGATTTGGATTGTCGGAAAATCTTACACCTATCTCTTGCACTTGGGAGAATATGAGGAAAACTTTAGGGAAAATGAGGTGGCACGATATGCCTACGTTCAGGGTGGAAATCCATTTTTCTCTTTTCTCGACGCTCTTGGTGGCGACCATCTTTTTCTGATTGAGCCGGATGGCGTTCGAGAAATCACTGAAAAGCAAGTGCGTGAAGTTTGCCGTGACATAGTGACTTCAGTTGCTGAGAAGTGGATGAAAGAAAATGGTCCGCTTCCCACAAGAGTTCAAGTACCGGTCAAGTTCTTCAACATCACTCTATCAAAGGTCAAAGAACTGATCCGCGAATGTGAGGCGCACAACGACAATTCTCTCATTGAGATTTTCCGTCGCTTTCACAATTATCGCCGTGTTGCAATAGACCAATATATCCAGATTTCCTACAATCCCGGATATAACGAGTTTACTTTCTGCGAGTACACCAACGGCAAGCAAGGTCTTGTTGGTGGTATCATCTTTCACGGATGGCCCGAAACAGGCTATATGGTTAACGGTTCCTATCAAATGGAGCCAACATACGGCTGGTCATCACACACTTAACTTTTACGACTATGTGCAATGAAATGAAACCCTGGGAACCATATCTTCCAGAGCACGTTTGCCTTTACTATGTGGATTACAACAGTAACCTCGATGGAAACACAAAAAATCTTCAAAAGTGTATCGAGGACAACAATCTTTATCCCATATCAGAATCCATAGATGGATGGTGGGATTTTCCTGAAGGTCAGTATCTCGAAGATATGCAGAGGGCTATGGAGAATGATGATATGGAATGGGATGATGACTGGAGAGATGAAATCATCGAAACCTTGCGTGAAAGAGATGATAGTGACCCAGTAAAAGACCTCATTCACAATACTTCCGACTTACATTGCTATTTCGACCTCGGATATGATGTCGATGAGCCATTTGGAGCCGATGAAGAAGAACAGGAAGAAGAGATTGACAGTATCTGCAAGGTACTGAAAATCGCCAAGGATTCTCCAATGCGTGAAAAGATTACCGGAATATACTATAACGCTTCTTATGGTGGCAGCCTCCGCATATACTTTCCAGCCGGTCTGATGACTTTGCTTTCTGGCAATGGCTGGGATGGCGATAAGGAAGATTTTGAGTCTATTAAATTCAAAGGAAAATTCCGCGTGGTTATCATCGACACAATGAATGGTAGTGGCGATTTTGAGGATGACATTGAACTTGATGTTGAATATGACTTCGACCGCTCATTGCTCGGTGTATCTGAAGAAGATCATTATGCGTTTGAAGAGATTTTCGGTGACGATTGCGGAATTAAGCATTGTGAAACTCCGACATTTGAAAAGAAAGCGGAAGCTGAAACTATCCACGTTGAGAATGAAGCGCTTGCTCAGGAACGTGAAAGACAACAGAAATACAATGACACTTTCAAAGCTGGCAAATGCACATTCGGCGACCGCGATATGAACCGGCATCGTGACATCGAATATGTCAATGCTTTCCCATGTGGCTGGCATTGCCCTCATTGTGGAATGACATGGACCGACTAAAAATATAAAGCCATGAATGATAATCTATTGATTGAAACCAAGGAGATTGGTAATCATCGAATTAAAATATACTACGACGCATGGGGGCAGAGTCCAATCACAAATTCTGATATGGCTGCTCGGTACTTGTTCGAGTATAATGATTGCTATCATCATATTCTTCACGAGGAATGTAACTGGAAAGACTGGTTCCTTGAAAACCGATACTCTCTGGAAGATGCACTGCGCTATATGGCGGCAGACGTTGTGAAGCAGAAAGACATCATCACCTACTACAAAAAGGGTGAGATTGATGGTCTGCGATTCATCTATGATCGACACGAGCGAGAGTGGAAATTACAGACATGGGAGGAATGGTTGGGCGATTGGTTCACTCGATATGAAGTTGAACCGTATGACCTTAAAAAATATGATTGTCGTTCTGAATTAGTCGAATGTCTGAGTAAAGACGAACTCATATCACTCATCCAAGATTGTGCTAAAGATTTTGTCATCAAAGAGTGGAGCACCACCGGATATTCTCAGGGTGATTTTGTGAAGGGTGTGGCCTATATTTCGAAAGAACGATATGACAAAATGGTCGGAGACACAGGCAAGCCTTGGAAAGAACATGCCGATTATCTCATTGACTTGGAGGTCAAAGAAATAGGAATGTGGATGTGGGGCGATGTCATAGGTTATGTCCTTGAAAAGAAAGTTCCATTCACCAAAGTTTATGACGATGAAAATCGTGAGGACGAAGAGGATATTGAGTGGGAAGAGGTTGGCTCCTGCTGGGGCTTCTTTATGGAAACCGAAGAACTCATTGATGAGGTGATTTCGGAATACAGTCTAAAATCTGCTTAATCTACAATCACAATGCTACGATACCCAAACCCTATTTATTCCAACAGCTTGAATAAGAAAATCAAGCAAATCAATAAAACTCAGGCACGCAAACTGTATGAGGCTGGGGAAACAGTTTATCTGCTTCCCTGCCTTTGCAGGGTGGATGGTGTATGGGTTTCTCCATATCCCATTGATAAGGAACACGCCGTATGGTGGGGCGACTCATTTGATAGTGACGTTCTCAGTTTCACCAACTACAACTGCTGCCCCGAACTGGGTAAATATCCAATATTCTTTAGAGTAATAAAATAAAAACATAGATAATAACTGCACTGAAATTATGATCAGCAACAAATTATATCAAAAGCTTTCAAAAGAAGCTCAGAATGTGGCAGAATATATCTACAATATTTATCGCAATGATGATGTGTGTATTGGAGAAGTTCTGGATGTGTTAACCACGACAGATATTCCGGACAGTGAATCTTTGACCATTGAGGACTGGCATTATGTTTATATGACTTTGATGAGCTATGTCGAGGGAGATCGCTTTTTTCGCTCTATCAATGACGATGAACCGCAGGATTATGAAACGAGTCATAATTAAAAACTACAATTTTGTAGCAGATGCCCTATATGAGATATTTGAGCATCTAATGATTGCGCAAGCTGACGACTCTTTCGAGTTTGTTCCAGAAGGGCGAGAATATGGTTTTATGGTAACACCACAGCCTAAATATCAAACAACTCCGGATAATCGAGAGGTTCCGGCACTTCCGTTTTATACCTTTAATTGGGAAATGTATAATGATAAATGCGGAGTTTATCGAGGAATGGAATGGGGGTGGACATTAAAAGTTAATGAAAATCTCTTCTTTATTTCAATGCCTGGTAATATCCCGAGTGGATTTGAGATGAATTGCTGGTATCGAAATTTTTACACCAGAGGCAACAAAAATAGTTTAATCTAACTAATCTTATTTAATAAGATGAGATATATAGTAGAAGAAAACCTCCACAACTTCAAATTTTGGAGTGGCGGCAAAGATAGGGCTGATAACTGTTCGGTTGATGAACTTGATAGCATTGAGGAATTTCTGGAAGAGATTGCCCCGGAAGAAGGTTGGACGGACACTGCCATTAATGATATGTTCTGGTTTGAGTTTGACACTTTGGCCCAGCACCTCGGCTATAAGAATGAAGAAGATTTCGATTTTCATCACGACCCCAACTATCTTGATGACGATGAACTGGAGGATTTTGTCGGAGAGTGGTTTGTTAATTTCCTTCAGGGTGTCAAAGAAAGAGAAGGGACTGATGGCATTATCTATCTCTATGAGAATTGCTTCGGGGGCGATTATATGGATTTCGCCGCTCTTGAAGAATTTGAAGAGGCTTATAATTCGGTAGATTATCCTGATTGGTTAGGAGAGCGTGTTTATGCTCATCTTCTGAAAGAAGCTCCTTCTAACCTTATGGAAGCACTCTTTGAGGATGATAATGGTCACGAAAATCTGACAGATTTCCCGACAAAAGAACAATTCCGAAAAGAAATGATGAATAAACACAAAAAATCAGAACAGCAATGAAAAAAGAATTATATCACACCAATTATGCGGTCGCTGTGAGTTGGTGCAACAACGCACTGGTGCTCTGTAACAACATCCCAGAAATTGATGATTCCATCTGGGATAACTTTGAGCCTATCGTCGATTTAGACAATGAGCCTGAATACAATGAGGAAGGGGAAGAAATCAAGTCTAAGTGTCCGGAATGTGGAGGAGATATGGAGCAATCTGGACCCAATATGGTATGTTCTGAATGTGGCGAATGTGAAGAGCCAGTTGAAATATTCCAGTGGTATATAACTGATTGTTCCAAGTGGGATGTAGAATATCTTACAAAAACTTTCGGGTTACTGTTCACTTATAGTGATAAACTTGACTGTTACATTCTCTGTGTCACACATTTTGGCACCGGCTGGGATTATGTGGATTGGTATACAACCAATCCTAACGCAGAACGAGAGTGTGGTCAGAAAAAATAGGTCTTATGAAAAAGAAACTTTATTCTACAGTCCGATTCGTGCAAAGTGTCGATGAGGATTACAACCGAATTGAGGCTGTATTCTGTGGATTGCGAGACGGCTATTGTGAAGGCAATTCCCAGCCAGTTATTGACTATCTCAGTAATTGGGATGATGAAAAGAATGAGCTTACAGATGAAGAACCTATGATTGCAAAAATGGGTGACACATCTTATGTTGATGAGAACGGCACTTACACTCTCCTTTACAATTCCACAATAGGTGGCTGCTTCTTGCTTTACAGAGAGGCGATCGAAGATGAAATTGATTGGCATAACGACCATGTTAAATAACAAAACAAGACAACAATGAAAACTTCAATTATTGTCAAAAGTTTCCCCGGATTTTACGAAACGGTTTTTGATGAAAGATACATAGAGTCCGACCAACGAGACCAGCTTTATGAGTTGTATAAAGGCTTTAAGTATCTCGATGACTGGGAGCTGCCTGAAACATATCGGTCGGAGGTTGCTAAAGAGTTTGCTGAGATGTATATCAGTGAGCTTAATGACAAGCTCGGTCTTAAAATGAAACTCACATCAGAGTCCGTTGAATCTCCCAAAGAATACAATTTCACCTCTGATCAGGTAATCTGTTACATAGAGGTTGGAGATTGGGATGAGTTTATCAAGAAAGTATCATCCTTGATGAGCCTTCCCGAATACAGAACCGAACTTGCCAAAATCATAAAGGAGAACCATTCAAACCGTCCCGGTTTCTGGAGTTTTATGAGCAATGACATAGAAGATTGGTTCGGAGCCATCGTGGACCCGGATAACACCAATTATCTTGAATGTGTGTTGTGGTATCTCTATTGTCTGAAGTCTGGAGAATCTATTTCCAATGACAGTGACTGGGGTATGTCGGAGCAAATCTATGAAGAACTCAGCTGTTCACGAGATACGATGAATCTCACGCCAGTTACAGATGAAGCCAAGAAAGAGTGGGAAGAATGGCGTGATAAGGAAGATGCCCATTCATAAAAACATCGACATTAAAAGTTATGGTCACAAAAGAAATCACAAAAGAACTGGTCGAAAAGCAGATGGACAGCACTCTTAGTTATTTTCCTTGGGGTGGCAAAGCGATTGCTGTACGCCAGAATCAATGGGGCGAATGGATTGTTGATTGCAAGATTCCCGGTCATTATAGCAGGGACTGTGATGGCCCCAGTGGTCACTTCTATCGTATGGAGGATATAGACTGTCCTATCCGTCAGTTTATGGTTATCTTGGAATATCAAGAATCCAGATTTGGTATGGAGCCTTGGTGGTCGACGAGATATTTTGAAGCAGAAAACGATAAACGTCTCTACACTTTCCCTGAAGAGGGCGGTTTTTTCGATCCCGATGCACCACGCAGTCCTTACATACTTGCTCAAATAAAAGCCAGTATCGAACAACACCCTTGCCTATGGGAGCTTCAGGAAATGTGGGACACTTTCAGTAATGTTCCCATAAACACTGATGATGAGATAGAAAAGCCATTTTATTTCTGGGAGGCTGGCACTTCTCGGTTTGAGATATGGCACTGGTTCGATAATCTATGCCCAAATGGTCTTGCAGTGGACTTGATGGGCGAAACTCCAAAAACGAAATAACTATGATACCTGACAGATATATCGAATACAACGGTAAGAGTTACCCTGTGTTTAATCTCAATATCGTTGACCAAGGCGATGAAGATTCCGCTCAAAATATGGAAATGATTGAGGTGGAAGTGTCCGTCCAATCTCTTTCCAATGTACTTATAAACTCATCCGGCAGCCCGGTCAATGATGAGGCGAGCGTACTCGATGAAGAGATTTTCTTCTACATTCCTGATGAGCTGGCAGAGCGAGAGGCATGTGAGATAGCTGATTATGTTTCCGATAATTGCTGGTGATATGGAAAAGAGAAGAGTATCCGACAACGAATGGCTCTATATTTACGATAAGTTCTACAAAGAGCGCTATGAGCATTACAGAAAATCTGGAGTGTCTGCCGCCGAAGCGATAGACCAGGCATTTCAAGAAACAGTTGATCTCGAATTTCATCCATATTTTCCCGTACAGCGTCCTATAAATCAGATGGTAATGACTGAATGGGGAGAGAAACATCAGCAAATGTTAGAAGGCGAACTTCATATTGCAATAATAAATTCCGACTCTATCTCTCCTGAAGTCGGCATTATCAAAGTAAAATGGGGATGGCTCCGGCGTGAATTACCCCAGTGGTTGATTGACAATGGTCATTACGACTACTTCTATGAAATCCCAGACGATGAGGATGAGCTGATTGAGCATTTCCTTTTCGTGTATTGTGATTACAGCCAGAACAATTTGCACTGGCAATGTGTGCCGTCTGACACTCAATTCAAACGATTAACAATTAAAGATTTTCAAAAATGAAACATACCGATTTTTATAATCAGTACAAATATCTGGATGCTTGTACTGAAAATGAGCTGAAAGCCGCTGTAAAAGCTCATGGAAATGAATATGTGTTTATCCACACAGATGATGATGAACACATATCAGAAGAAAAACAAAATGCTCCTATTATTTCTGCTTCAACAAAATGCATGGCAAGTTATGAGGACTTTTATGTTTCCCGTGTCGCTATTGAAGATTTCGATAGTGTGGTAGTTTATGGCTTCCCCAAAGAAGGATGGGCCGATGATGAACAAGAACTCACCAGCATAGCACATGGTCAATTAGAGTTTGTTATCGACGAAATTCCTGAAACTGATGAAGTCCAGGATGTGACCATCCCTTAAAAACTCTTAAAAATCTCGTTCTCATTCCAATTTTTCAACATCACGAGACTATTCAAATAAAAACCATATAAACTTCTTAAATATGACTTCACAAGCACTGAACTGCCTTGAGTTATATCGAGGCGGCAACCCCTCTACAATCAAACAGTTGCTCAAAAACCAGAAAGCATCGGTAGTAGCAGAACTGAAAAATCACTTTGGCACTGACGACCTTGACAAGTTGGCAGTGTGTCTCAGCAAAGGCAAATAACATCATCAAAATACAAATAATATGATCTCAGACGAAATCGTAAAAGCCATTTATGCTTCTCTTCCAGCAGACGAGAAGCTGAAACTCGCTCTCTACAGTGACTTCGGTGAAGAAGCGCCGACAGTGTATGACTTCATCAAATCTCCCGCTAAAGAAAGCGAGGAAGTCAATGTAACCGTCCAGCCTGTTCACATTCCCGGCGAAGTTCTCACTACTGATGGGGTGTATTATCTCTATGAGGATGACACCTCGGAAATGTTCGACTACAAAAAGCGTAACGCTCCGACAAAGGCTGTCAAGCGTATCGGCGTAGTAATGGGAAGTCATGCTCTCGCCGTCAATCTGGAGGATTACCCGGAACAGCCTCTCACCAGTCAGAAAGATACCACCGGCTACACCGGCTACATCTCAGAATATGTCGATGCAGTTGCTGACTGGAACGGCAAAGCCAACACTGAACACATCAAGTCTATCGGCACTGGCATAGAGCTGAAGGATGGCGAGTGGATTCCGTCAGTCGCCGAACTCTATCTCATTTATCTCAATAAGCGGTCAATCGATGCCGCCATCGAACTTAGCGGCGGTAGCCGCATAAAAGATGGTTGGTACTGGACCAGCACTGAGTACTCGGCGACGTACGCTTGGCTCTTGCACCTGCACGACGGCTACCTCAACTGCTGGCTCACTAAGGTCACGCACAGCGGCTACGTCCGCGCTGTGGCAGCATTTCATTAACCCTTTATCTCTTCAACCCTTCAACTC